GGTGGTAAAAAGGCAGTTACTTCAAAAGCGCAGAAACCTAAGTCTACTCAGAAAGAAAAAGTAACACTCCCCTCGTCACCATTAACACCTGTTGAAGTAGGTAGTTTTGGGGGTGGGCATTCTTCCAATATTGGATATTTCTATAGAATTCCTTCAAATGAATTAGAAAATGATAAAAGCAAAATCAATACTAGTTTTGATAAACAGTTTAAAAGCGCAAAATCACATAATTTAACCCCCGGTATGGTTATAGAAACAAAGAGAGATGAGTTTAAAGCACTGGATGACGGTTTCAGTCAACAGCTTAATAATGCAGCCGTCTCAGCAAAAAAGGATTCGGCTTTCAATATAGTTGTTCCCAATGATAAGAAGCAAATTGATTTAGCTAAAGCATTACAAGTGCCTGACAAGGATCAGCCATTGTATTTTCATGATGGCAGAGAAGGCATACAGTTCACTAATTACGGCTCTAGGATGTCTTTGCATGTCAATGAAATATCTGCAAATCAAAAAGGACACGATGAAAGTGACGAAAAAGTAGAAAAAGTAGCTTACCAACTTAGGGAAGCGGGAGGTATTAACTGGGTTCCTGTGTTAGTTAAAAATGTTGGGGAAGACAAGTATGAAGTAGTAGGCAATCACTTTGCTTACGATGTAGCTAAGAAAGCTAACATCACAAGAATACAAGCAATAGTTGTAGGGGACGAAAGTAGCGGTATCAAGAAACCTCGGAAAAAGCGCGCTTGAGTAGAACAAGGCGGTTGCAAGGCGTAGTTTACCGCCGTAGGCGATCGCCCCGCTAATTGTTAACTAACTTTAAAAACCACTATGTCTTACGAACCATTAAACGACGCAATCAAAACAAAAGCAAAGTCTGAGGGATGGAGCGAGATACAGGAATCAGGTATACATTTGTGGGGCTACGAAAATCCAAGAGACGTAATGCCTTCGCCCATTCCGCTAGACATTCAAGTTACAGAAACTTGCAGAAGTGCGGGGGCGGTTATCGGATATTCTGGTGATGAAGTGGCAAAAGCGATCGCCTGTTTACTAAAACCTACAATTTCACCTTCATCAATTAACTTTGAAAAGTTTGAAATTAAGCCCTTGAGAATCAAGAAAAATAAAAAGACGCGTATGAATCAAGCTAGAAATGTTAGCCAATCACGCGGTTTCTCGTAGGCGATCGCCCTCACGTTATCCCTTAGTCTTCTAGCAAAATGATATGAGTGAACTTAAAGCATTAATCCAAGAGTATTGTGTGCATCAACTGAATAATCAACTAGTTGACCTAGTTGAACAGTATTATCCAGAAAAAAGCTTGACGTTGGATCAAAAGAACATTGTTCGGCAATTTTTACAAACAGCAGTAAATGCTTCGGCTGAAAAAATTGCAGAAGAATTTGAACAAGCTAGGCTTGCTATATCTCCAAGTAATCCACAGCTAAATCAGTAATATTTCTTTCATCGGTCTTACTTAATCGCCCGTCTGGTAATATCTGTCTTTGGGGCATTTTACGCGTACCTCGTTGGTGAAATTCACCGGGGAAAGCTATGGTTATTTTGACTGACTTTCCTTGAATTGTAGGTGTTGGACTTCTCCTCATATCCCCTTTGCGAGTTAGAATTTTCCGTGGATAACCCAAGCGTTCCTTCTCGGCGATCGTTGCTGGGGATAATGGGGCCCACTTCTGCCCATAAGGATCGGTTTCAGTCCTGAATCCTTGTTCTGCACGTTTCAAGAGATAGTCGCCAGTAGATTTGAGAAATTCAGTAGGTATAGAAAGTTTTCCGCCTAAACGGGTGAGCGATCTTATAATGGGGTTTAAGTCTGCGAAAACTTCAATCATGATTAAATATAACCGAACTACACCAGATTTGACACAATATCCTCTAGCCTTCCCAGAGTACTGTAATATTTTTTACGGGGCAGATGCCAATGGTAAGATAAAAACTTTTCACCCTTCTGGGGAGATTGCTTTACAACTTATTTCAGCAAGTAAAAAAATAATCAGTGAGCATAGCGATGGAAATAACTGTCAGGAATAAACAGTACAAGGCTGAACACTTAACAGATTTAAATTATCTAGCACTTGGCAACTTATTTATTGATGATAGTGGTAACTTTTCATTGACTAATGTAGAGGACTATGAATCGCTATCTCAAGCTGATAAGTTACGATTGACTAAGCCAATTATGAAGCGGTTGATCGATCCAAAAGAGAAAGCAGCGATCGCCTCTTCCCTGTCTGCTATTTTTCCCAGCCTCCCCAGAGAACTTGTTAGCTATTCTTCAGGGGAATTCACTCTTAATATCACAATTGAAGAGTTACTGAGATTATCTTTGGCAGTGGCTAATGCTATAGGGAACAATACGACAAAACAAAAGCCTCAAGAAATTACACCCGTACAGGAAGCTGCTATTGTAAGACTTTGGACAAATATTGAAGAAATTCAAAAAAGCGTTGATAGCATTGCTTTTGACGATTCAATTATTAACATTGATGTTCTTGAAAACTATAGGACTAGAATTGAATCGATTTTCCATGAATCTGTGAGTTTTGCTGCCGCATGGGCTGGAAGCGTTGCAGCAACCAAATTACCTTCAAGAAAAGATGTCCTACCAATTCTTACTAGTATTCAGGGGCGGAAGGAGTACAAGCAATGGCAAGTCGGTAAAACTACATCAAGTCAAGAAGAATTAGCACAGGCGGCGAATATTGCCCGACTTGAGGAAGAATTGAAGTTTGCTAAATCTGGTAGAGTCCTTGGGAAGTAATGCCAACAGATCAATTTCTCAGGAACAATTGTTCCTGAGAAACGGCTGAAACCCTTATTATTTCGTGAGGAACAATTGTTCTTCAAAGTAATTAAAAACTAAAAGAAGTATACTTATTACCAACCACGAGCGCCAATAGCGTGGCAAAAGTAAGTCATTGCTTGACTACCGGGGCTATCCGTTCTAACTTGAAGTGGTTGGCGTACTTTCTCTTCAGTCAGTTTTACTCCTTGGTTGTAGGTTCTAAGTCCCACGACCGACAAGTTTTCATCTCCGCACTCAGCGTTAAGTAATGTCTCGCTCATTATGTCATTTTTAATCTGGTAAACCCTCAAAACACTACCAAATCCAGCTTCTCTTTTTCCCATTGTGGTGGTATCCAATAAGAATGGATCACCATCACTGTCAGTCCCAACCTTGACAAATTTTCCTGTATTCTGAGCAAGCGTAGCACTGCTAAGAATTAAAGTTGAAATTGCTACAACAGATAACACGCTGATGAAACGTTTAAGGTACTTCATGTCAAATAAATAATTAATGCGTCATTTATTTGTAATCTTTTATACGCTAAAGCTGTTGTAGTGAAGACACTGAAAAATACTTGAAGCTTGTGTAAACTTGCAAAGATACTCATCAAAGCAAATAGGGCGATCGCTTACTGATCGCCCTATTTGCTAATACACTGGTTTTATCACAGAACTCAGGATGTATAGATTATATCTTGGGAGCCTTGCTATGGCAGCAATTTCGCCTCTGACGCTGATTTTTCAAGCGGTCGATCAGGCATCGCCAGTAGTCAAAAATATAATCGCTGGACTCAAAGAGAATGTCGGCGTAGTCGGTGCTTTGAGTCTTGCGTACAACGAAACTCAGCAGGCGATCGCCTCATTCGCTGCCCAAGGTCAAAAAGCTTACGATCTATTGATTGGTCAAAATGTCGAATTACAAGGGCAGTTATTGGCTACCCAAGCATCTCTAGTAGCCACTAATAAGGTAATCTCGGAAGGTTTCGAGGTTAAAGACCCGACTAGGGCAATTCAGACATTAACTGAACCTGTAAATCAGGCGATCGCTGACTTGAGAAAAGGTTCCTTTGATTTAGTCGGTGTCACATCGAACGATTTAATTCCACTATTTCAATCAGTAGCCAACGAAAGCTCGAAAATTGGAGCAAATCTAGAGCAATCTGCTCAGTTAGCTCTAGGATTTGGGGCAGCTACTCAGACCCTAAAAATCCCACTCCAGCAAACAAGCAATGAGCTAAAACTGATATTAGAGGGGCAAGTTTCCAGTGAAAATAGGTTAGCAACTGCCTTAAATTTGAATAACGAAACAGTTAATCGATGGAAATCTCAAAATATATTTGTTGAGGAACTGAATAAAAAACTGGCAGTATTTCGAGCCGGTAATGCTCTCGCTGCCCAAACAATTGATGGGGTTACAGCAAATATCAAAGAATTATTTTTAGAGTTTGGCAGGGTTGCGGGTGTGCCTTTGCTACAACCAGCTGTCACTCAATTAAATACTTTATATGAATTTATTAAAAACAATAAAGATGCTATTCAAGAGATCACGGTTTCTGTTGTCAATTTCTTTTTGGAGCTAGCTACAAAGGCAGGATCGGTGTTAACAACCCTACAGCCAGTATTTCAAACTTTATCTGAGGCTGGATTTAGATTACTTGCAGCAGAAGGAGATGCAGCCGCCGACGCATTAACTTTGGTAGTGGATATAATTGTTAACTTAGTAACGGTGGCGACACCTTTATTGCAGGTATTGGCGAATATTGTCGATGCTTTAACAAAAATAGTTGATACCCCTTTTGGCAGAATATTACTTGAGACGATCGCTACCATAATTTTATTAAATAACGCTTTTACTGCGGCAACAGTAATTGTTAGTTTATTTACTGCGGCACTAGCTGCAAGTGGTGGTGGTGTAGTGGGATTTGGAACTGCATTGGTTGCAACATTCCCCATACTGGAAATATTCCCTGTAGCGATAACTGCTGGTACTACTGCATTGACTGCGTTTACAGCATCGGCGGCGGCAGCAGGTGGTGGTGTAGCTGGTTTTGCTGCGGCAGCAGCGATCGCAGTTCTACCACTTGCAGCACTAGCAGCAGCCGTCGGGTTAGCTTTTACTGTCCGCGAAACCAAGCGGTTAGAGGAAGCAAACGACGCGCTCGACGAATTTAGCACTCAGGCGCAAGACTCAGGCGATCGCGCCGTGGCTTTAGCATCAAAACTTAAGGCTCTCAACGATGCCGAACGTGATAATGGTAAACTGACCCAAGAGCAGGCAAAGCAACTCAAAACTTTACAGATAGGTGCGGCTGGGCAATTAGAGGGATTAAAATCACAGTTGGCAGCTATTAAAGAATTAGTTCCCGCCAACGAAGACCAGAAAAATGCTCAAGCGGCACTTATTAAACAAACTGAAACTAGTATTAGTTTGTTACAAAAACAATCAGGTGCGGCCAGGCTTTTGTCTAAGGATTTACCCCAATTAGGGAATGATTATGAGCAGCTGAGTAGAAAAGTTAGTAATGCCCTAGCTCAATTCAATAAACCAGCCAGCGCTGACCAGTTCAAAGCTTCAAGCAAAGAAATTGTCGATCTCAGTCAGAAACAATTTGAGATTGGACAGCTTACCGCAGAGCAGGTGATCGCCCAACTCAATCAAGTCCGAAATGACACACGCGTAGAATTTGAATTAAGGCGATCAGCAGCTGATGCCATCACCAAGATTCGCCAAGGTGAAACCGACAAACAAGTAAAAATCAGTGAGGAGCAACAGCAGAAAATCCAAGGGTTAATCGCCTCCGAGGGAATCTCCCAAGCGGAAGGGCAGAGGCAAATTACCCAAGCGAAATTCAAAGAGCTAAACCTACAATTGGATGCTGTCAGAGCTGCGATCGCCGCCGAAAATGCCTTGAGAAAATCCCAAGTAGATACCCAAGTAGCAGGAATTGACGCACAGATAGCAGAGGCGCAAAAACGCCTAGCAGAAGCACAAGGCAAAGGGGATAAGGGAGGAGCCAGAATTGCAAATGAAGATATTACTAGGCTTGAATCCCAGAAGGCAGCAGCCCAAGCATCCCTTGGGATTGATAGTGATCGCCTCTCCCAGTTAAAATCTCAACAACAGAAATTCTCCACTGAAATTGCTCAAACCGAGGGGCAAGAACGGCAACGAGTTAGGCAAGAACGGTTAAAAGACTTTGATGAACAACAGCAAATATTAGATTCTCAAAACGCTCAAAGGTTAATTACTCAAGAGCAATTTAACGATCGCTCCCTTCAAATTGCCCAAGGTAAAGCGAAAACTGAACTCGCCCAACTGGAGGAACAGCGCGGTAAATTATCGGCTAATGATAAGGAGGGACAGGAGGCGATCGCCGCCAAGGAAGCGCAGGTCCGTCAAAAGTTGGCAGAGTCCACAGAGAAATTTGAAGCAGATAAATCCAAAATCAGGATCGCAGCTGTTGATACTGAGCAGAAACAATTGGCGGATAAATTAGCTGAAGGGGAAGTAACTCAGCAACAGTTTAACCAACAGTCCTTGGCATTGACCCAAAAGCGATTACAAGCTGAACTTGATGAGGTGCAACGTCAACGGGCCCGACTTAAGGCGGGGGATACCCAAAGGGCGGATGAACTCAATGCCCAAGAGGCAGATATTAGGAAGCGCTCGGTAGATGCGATCGCCCAGAATCAAGAAGCGCAAGTGCAACTTATTGAGCAGGCACAGAAGAAAGCGACTGATATCGTTAGTCAATCGGAGAGCGATCGCCTAGTTGAAATTGACAAACTTGAAGCCACCCAGACTATTCGCAAAGTTGAGGCTGAGAAATTACGAACGGATGCCATAGGCGATCGCATCAAAAAGGAATTACAACTTGAAAAGGATAATTTAGCCCAACTTGAAGCACTGCCAAAATTTAGTGATCCTGCCAAGGAAGAAGGAAGACAATCACAAATTCGAGCTTCTAGACTCAAAACTTCTCAGTTAACTAAATCGCTCATTGACAATGAAATTGAGCAACGAGAGAAGGCTTATGCAGTTATTGAGGACAATTTAAACAGAGAGATTCAGGGGATTCAAAATACTGCGACTATTCAAAATCAAGCTTTAGAAAAGCAAGAGCAACTTCAAGACTTCATCAGTAAATCCCTTGAAAATCAGATTAAGCTATTGCAGTCTAGGAAAGACTTGATTTCCTCTGTGGCTGGGTTTTACGAAGGTGAGCTTAATGTACTTAAGGAGACTACCAAAAACCAGAGACAACAAGCTCAATTAGGGGAGACAGCAGCCGAAATTCGCCTCAATTCAGCTAGGGCATCATTTGAGATTGAAAAGCAGATTACCAAAGAGAAGCTTGAACAACAGCAGATTGACTTAGCCATTAAAGAATTGGAGTTACAAGGTGAGCAGGCTGGGGCAGCTTCAGCCACTTTAAAAGCACAGGCAGAACAGAAAAAAGTAGAGGCGAAACCTGGGGCGACACAAGGGGAGAAGGACGCGGCGGCGCTCGATGTACAGGCGGCGGTAGCCAAAGAGTTGGGATTACAGCTTAAAGGTGCGTTGCTGGGACAAGAGAAGGCGATCGCTGCTACTCAAGGTCAACAAGAATTAGATAATTTGGGGCGTACACAGCAATTACAGGATGATCAGAATGTGGCAGCTTTAGCGAATGCTAGAGTCAGCAAGGGGCAGGGGAGAAGGGAATTAGGAGATTTGCGGGATAATATTTTGAGGCGTGGAGCGGTTGATTCTACAAGAGATTATGCCAAGAATTTGAATTTCAATGCAGTTGGAGGCGGGTTAGTCTCTCAATTAAGCCAATTGCAAGCCATTTTACAAGGTGTACTACCCACCGGAACAATACCGCAAACTACCCAACGGTTAAGACCTGTTCCACTTGTCCGAGGATCGGGTCAGGGAACAGTAGGGAGTACCCAAGCAGCCGCTCCTAAGCCCGTGGGAACAGTGAACATTACCGTCAATAATCAATTTACTAAAGATGATGCAACGATGGGGAAAGCCGCTGATAAAGTGACTCAGGGTGTCCGAAAAGAGCTTTACGATTTGGGCATACTTTTGACTAGGCAGACAAATTAACCTTAAAAGAACAATTGTTCCTGACGAAACAATAAGGGTTTCAGCCATTTTTCAGGAACAATTGTTCCTGAAAATCACTTATAAACTCAATTTATGACCCTACTCTCAGAAATTCAAGCCGCACAGTCCCAGTTGCTACCGCCATTTATTAACAAACAATTGTTAGTGCGATCGCCCCTAACAGTTATCCAATTATTCAACCCCAATCATTACAATCTCTGGCAATTTGACTCTGGCAACTACGGAGACAGTAGCGATTACGTTTATTTGCGACTATTCCCAGGCTACGAAAGCGCCAACGAGGTGCAAGGGGACAGAGGATTTAAACCGAGTTTTAACGGGACTGTGGCGCAGCACACAACTACACGCCGAACGTTTACGGCAACAGTTCGACAACAAACAGCTTTCATCTTCTACCTCGTTGAGAGGTTGGCGTTAATCGCCAATACTTCCTCTTACACTACTTACACACCCATTAAAATCGTCGATTTTTGTTCTCCTGAAGCGATTGACGATCCTAATACGGCTGCGTACAACGGCGAACTGGCAACGACTAGATACGGACGGATAGATATTGAAAAACGACCCGCGATCGTTCGGGGGTTTCAAATGGATTACTGCACTTCTGAGTGGGAGTTCAAGTTTAGTGAGGTCGATTTACGTCCTTAACTGTTTTCTTGGGCATCACCAGCCGCAATTAGAAAAGCATTTAAATCAACTTGATTGCCAATGCTTCCTTCCGACAAAGGAGGAGTTGAACCGCCAGCACTGTAAGTAGTTGCACTACCAGGAAACTTGTAGAAACCAGAACCAAGAATCATCTCATGCCCAACGATTACGTAGGGAATATTGACGCGAAACAAAGTCTTAGTGACTGTTGTTGTGTCGTCTTTTGTGACAGTTAAATTCACGTCAACAATCCATTCTTTTGTTCCCTCGGCGATCGCTGCACTCAAACTCAAAGCTTTGCTGACAGTAGTCGCAGCTTTATCACGGGCGAATGTATCAGAAATGGTCATAATATTTGTATTTTTAAATTGTTAGGAGTGCTGAATGTTTTCAGCACTCAATAGCTTTGAGAATCAGTTTGTCGCGGTTTGAGGCTGTGCCGAAGCTGGGGTTTGTGGATCTGCTGTTGGCTGTGATGTTGGCTGTGGCTGTAACCTTGCAATTATGGCATCAACCTTGGCTGTGGAGTCAGCGATCGCCTGCTTCTCTTGTGCCAAATCTGCTGGGTCTACAGTTGTTCCAGATTGTGCTAGTAGTGCATTATATTTATCCTCAAGTGCGCTGTAAGCACTCGTTTGAGTTTGAGCCGCGCTTTGGTAGTCGCTTACAATTTGAGAGATTTGTGCATCTAACTTTTGAATCTCTGCATCTTCTGCTTGAATACCAGTAAGAATATCTGAAACCATTTTCTTGATCTCCTTTACATCTTCAAAAAGTGGGTGAAGTATTTCTCTAAATACTGTTGAAATAAAATTGATAGCAGTCTGAGTCATAAAGCTGACTTCGGTTTCAATAACTAACTTACTTGATTTTTTAGGCAGTGCCAATCTAAACTAATGACAACTTACTTGTCGGAGGTGGCGGAAGTTGTCGGAATTAAATAAAAAAGAGGCTCAAGCCTATCTCAATATTTCCGAACGCACTTTAGAGAGGTATGTGAAAAAACATAAAGTTGCTGTGCGCTATGAGAATACTGAGCATGGAAGACAGCCGTTTTTTCCCTTGAAGGAGTTGGAGAGAATCAAGGAGGAGCGATCGCCTACTTACCAAGGCGCAATTACTCATGAGTCTCCTGTTATTTTAGAAGAGCAAACCGCAATTCAATTGTGGGCAGAAGTGGCAGCACATACCCAACTGATGCAGCAGTTGGGTTTTAAACTGACTTTGAATCTGAGTGAGGCGGCGATGATTTCAGGGGTGGGGCGATCGCGATTGGTTGATGCTGTAAAGTTGGGGAAATTGAAAGCTAAAAAACTGAGAGGTTGGCGAGTAAGGCAGCAAGATTTGAGAGAATATGTTGACGGGTTGTGGGAAAATTTTGGGATACTAGGGAGTGATCGCCCTTGATCCCCTCTCCAGCTACTAAAAGTTGTGGGCGAAAAATTACAGAAGTCAAAACTGATTTCAGCGTCTTGAGGAAAGGTTTTTAATTTTTGAATTAGTTGCTCTAGGGTAATTGACATTTATTTTTTAACACCGCCTAAATCTCAAATGCTTTGAAACGGGATTGGCAGACGCTATGCTATTTATCCCCGATGTCTCAATTACCGGGTAGTCATTCGATGTTAAGTTGGTCATCGCGTCACCTATCTGTCTTTTATTTCCACTTACATCATACAAAAATCCGCCTTGGGATTCAACTTTACGCCGCCAAAAAACATCAATTGAGCAGTAGCGCAGACATTTACGAATATATCTAGCTTCGTGCAATTCAGATATTTCCTCACCAAGCGATCGCCTATAGGTCAAAATCCAAGCAACACGCAATAGGCGATCACGCTTCTCATCTTCAACAGCAGAATCAATTTGTTGGTAATTTAGTTCTGTCAGTGGTAGGTATTTTGCAAGTAATTCCCCAGCTTCTTTGGGGTAAGGGTTGGGAGCTTGGGGATACCAAGTACCAAATTCTGGATGCTTGGAGCGATCGCCACAGTTAATCCACAAATTTTGATGTTGTTTGTGATTGAGCTTTTTTAAAGATAATTCGCAAGTATTCCCGCAATCACAAAATAAACGCCAAGTTGGTTGATTGTATTTATCTTTTTTACCCGTGAGGGCGATCGCTTGCAAGTTTCCAAATCTTTGATTAGATATATCTACTGGGCGGCGTTTATTATCTATCAGACCCAATCGTTTTGCACACCCGCAAGATATCTGTCCTTTATCTTCAAAACTGTTTCTGGGGCGTTCAATAACTTTTCCGCAGTCACACTGTAATCGCCAAAGCTGAATAGAATAATTTCTTTTATCAGGTATAGATAGCCCCTTACCCAAAACTACCAATCGCCCAAATCTCTGTCCAGTGCAATCAGGTTTTGCACGTTTTTGGTTATGCTCTATCCACGTTAGCCGTTTTTGGCAGCCGCAGGAAGGGTTGGGCTTGATTGCAAAATTACATCTAGGTCGTTCAATTACATTCCCGCAGTCGCATTGCAATTTCCAGAGTTGACGATCATCGGGCGATCTACCAGCTTTCCCTAATACCGTCAAATACCCAAATCTTTGTCCTGTGCAATTAGGTTTTGCTCGATTTCTAGCATTCTCTTGTCTTCGACAACCGCACGAAACATTAGCTCTGTTGACAAAATTTCCCCTGGTTCTTTCGATTACGCTTCCGCACTTGCATTGCAGTTTCCAGAGTTGGCGGTTATCTGTAGGCGATCGCCCTCTCTTGCCTAGCACTGTTAAATATCCAAATCGCTCTCCTATGCAATCAGGTTTCGCCCTAGTCATTTTCTACGAAATTTAGAACTTCAAAATCAAAATGCAATCCGCAAACTCTTACGCCGCCTGGGATAAAAGCCATAATTGCTAGCGCTTTGACTAACACAAACAAAGCTTTTTTGAAAGTCGCCTCATCCTTTGGATAAAGCAGTAATACGTCAGCGCGACTCATCAGTCCCATTGGATAGTCGGGGTTATCATCGTCTTCGTGCTTTATCCACTTCCACTCTTCGGCGCTTACGCCGCCCCTTTGAGCAATGTGCTTGATAAATCTTGGGACATTGTAATGGAGGAGTGTTTTTATTTGCTCATACCATTTTTGATCGGAGTTCATAACAGTCCATTTTGTAAACCTGTCAAGAGTAAGATTAACATAGTGGACACAAACAAACTATGAAAATCGGTTACGTCAGAGTTTCAACAAGAGAGCAGGATGAGGGCAACGCCCTAGAGCAACAGACATCACGGGTCGAAAAGGCTGGTGCTGTTCTTATATTCTCAGATGTTGAGTCTGGGCGATCCGAAAAAAGGAAAGAATTCAATAAAATGCTTGCTTTATGTAAGCAAGGTAAAATAAATGAAATAATTGTTACGCGTATTGATCGGCTGGGACGTAGTGTAGTTGGAATCCACAAGGCGATCGCTACCTTTGAACAGCACAAAGTCAAGCTAACAATATTAGATGCCCCAGTCGATCCATCGTCACCGTTTGGCTGGTTTTCAATTAACCAAATGGCTGGACTAGCAGAATTTGAATCTAGGCTATTGTCCAACAGGATTAAGAATGGGCTAATTTATTTCCGGGAGCAAAAAAAAGCTTCATCACGTCCGCCTTTTGGATATTGTCGAGTAAATGAAAAATACGAGCCGGACATGAACTTGCACTTGGAAAAAAGCAAATGGGCAATCGCATCTGAATTTATTGAATATTTTTTAAGTGAAAGCACTACACTCAGAAGCACATCTCAATACATATTAAAAACTTTTGACATTTCATGGACGGCAGCAGGATTAAGATATTGGCTACTAAACCCAGTGTTGCAAGGACACACGGTTTATGGTGTTAAAAACAACCTAAGTAACCCGGAGAATTGGGATATTTATGAAAATACTCATGAACCTCTAATTGATAAAAATAAACTTAAATTAATACAGAAAAAACTTGAAGAAAATCGACACAAATATAGTTATGGCAATGGTAAAAAAGGGTCTGAATTATTACCTTTAGCTGGACAGATTATTTGTGGTGATTGCGGGTATAAGTGCTTTTGTAAAAAATCAAAGTATTTAACTTACAGAATTAGATGCAAAAAGCACGAAAATCTAGGAAAAGACTTTTGCAAGAACAGTAACAGCACTTATTTACCAGATGTCATCAAGGCAATAGATAGCGCCTTAATAGAGCGTTACAAGGAAATTCAAAAATATATAGCCGATAGTCTAGAGGCGAAGCAACAAGATAGCCTTGATGTGCTTGAAAGAACAGAACAATTAAAAATGCTTAAATCATTACCAAAAAATTCCATCATTCAAAATGCAATTGATCAAACAATATTAGAAATACAAATCTTAAAGCAAGAAGAAATAACTGTAAAGCAAGTAAATAATGAGTTATTTGATATTCTTTCTTCTTCTTTTAGTAATATTTGCTACTGGAGTGAAATTGACTGGAAAGACAAGCGGTCGATTTATAAGGAGTTAGTCGCTTACGTAAAAGTCTTAAATGGAGAAATACTAGAAATCAAGCTACGGGTTTGACAGATTTTACAAGCTTTTGAAATTCAAGCCTGAACTCTTTTTCTGGCATACGCATAAGCCATTTTCTCGTGTTTGAGTCTAAGTGACTAATCTCGTGCCACCTTTGGGCAGTACGAAGTAATACTTCTGATGCTGTTTCTGTCATTTTAGGCTAATGGGTTATCAACGTCATTTAAATCGAAAATTCAAATATTTTCTGCTTGAAATAAACTTTTACCTCAAGCAATTCTTACTACTAATTAGATAAAATAATCCAAAGGATTTTTAGGTATCACAAACTTAAAAGCCTTTGCCATTTGGCATCGGTATCATGACCATCCCATTTACCCTCGTAAGTTGATAAAAACGCGAACAAGGGCAATTCACTATCATGGATGTGGAAACTGATTTGACCTGTGAGTAAGTCTACAAAAACGATATTTCTCCAATCGTCGTCCCAGTTTTCACCCTTGTGCTGACCAATTCCAGCCGTAAAACCAGAGGCGATCGCCATTCGACAAAATGCCGCCAGCATTTGATTGCGTTCTGAGTAGGCAAGATTTTTACTTTCAATCGCACTCTTGGCTTTGAATGCATCCAAGGTATTCAAATTGCTGGTAATACCGATCGCCCCTTGCGACATCCTTAATCGGTAAGAGGCGATCGCTTCTACATCTTCACTTGCTTGAATATAAACGGCATCACCTTGACACCAATAACCACCGTTGCCATGCATCACCTGAATTTGCTCTACAGTAAAATTCATCTAAACCTCCACAAGATTTCTAGTAAAACTGAGTAATTTATGCTGGCAACAATTTCATTGCGTCTGCTTTCATTTGTTCCAGAGAGGCGATCGCCTTTTCTCCCTCAATAGCAGCCGCCTCATAAAGTATCGGGTAGCCACTATCTATAGATTTCAACACTTCCTCACGCGTTGCTTCTCTCCCTTCCCTAAACCACTTGATTTGTAGCGGATCTCCCAATTTAAATATCAGCCCGTTCTCAACTTTCCAAATGTCGTATTTATTTGTAACCCAGAGACAAATTGCGCCAGGTTGACGGGCGATCACTATTCCTCCCGGCTCTTTTATCCCATCGGGGAGGTTAGTTTCACGCCTATACTCTTGCCTTTGAGCTAAAAAAGGACAGGCTTTGATTGACCACTCGGCGCACTCTGTATGTGACGGTGGCTCGGAAATGGTGCGATTTATACAGCACATAGGGCCAATTGGGAAAGCTAAGTAAGCACCCAGCCGTTGCCCACAAATCCAACATGATTTTCGTCTAATAGCCGATTCAAGTTTTCCTGGGCCAATTAATCGAAAATCATAAACTCCTTCACTAACCTCAGCTACGAACCAAGGGACTGGAAAACCGTTTTGGATTGGGAGCGATCGCAACCTTTGGGGAACTGGTTGTGGTAAGTCGTTTCTGTATTTATTCATGCTACTTTAATTCTCCAATTAACTCTTTTAAAGCATCCCGATCAATTAAGGCTATTAATCCCCTAGTTGCTGAATGCGGCGGATTAGTAAAAAACTCTTTTAAATCTTGACGGTCAATTAAATAACCACGTTGCTTTTTTGGGGTAGCCTTTAACCATTTGCAACCGATCCATCGGTTAATTGTGCCGCGCTTAATACCTGAAGCCTTTGATAGCTCCTTAATTGTATAATCTCTTTGCTTCATAAGCTTCCTCTAATCTTTGCCATTTATTGATATCAATTCCATACACTTTTTTAAATTGTTTTGCTACTTTTTGTTGCCACTCTTCAAAAACGCTCGGTTCGGGGGCGGTTAACTTCCTTGCTGGCTCATCTTCAAATTGATTCACCTCTAATCTGATAATTAGTTCGCCAAATTGAGCGGTGAATATAAATACTTGATTGATGTCTTTTTGAATAAACTCCGGGTCGTGTAATTTATTCCAGAGTTGAGCGATCGCCCATTGCCGTTCCATATTGCTATTTTTAAGTCTGGGTACTTCCAGTATCATGGTTTCGATTAGTTCTTCTTGTTCTCCTGTGTCATCGCTTGGGGGGCGATGTTTTAATTCGCAGTAGAACGATCGCATGGGGACGTTGATTTGTTTAAACATCGTTTTCATTGATTAACTTTTCAGCTTCAATCATTGGCCAATCTGGATTCTCACCTGGGCATTTTGTACGATCGCAGGCGTATCCGAAAGCAGTTATCCATCCACTACCGACTGGACCACTAAGATTGACTAACCAATGTGGACGCACTTTGACTCCACAACCACCACAACGAGTCCCGCCCCATGTTTCCATTGACCAAAGCATGTTGCTTTGGATCTTCTTAAGGGCGATCACATCTAGCAAATTTTTCCTTTGCTGTCTCTCGCGGCGGCGTTTTCTAATTGAGATGTTCATGCAATGCCCCTTTGCTTTCATTAGGAAAGAAATAGGCGATCGCCGCGGCTTTGTCAGCCAAACAATAACTAACAAAATCTGGGCGATCGCTATACCAATGAGCCTCATAGTAAGAGCCAGGAAATTTGAAAGAAGCATAAGCTCTATCAGTCCCGACCATGACAAACAATTTAGTAATATCGGGGTAATTTGTAGTTAAAAACTTTGCCCATTTCTCCTTTTCTCGCCTATTTCGTTCCCTCTCCTGTGACGCACTATCACGGCAATCTTGGCAGCAAAATATCCAATTATTTTCAAAAACTGGCTCAATAGCCTCATCTTCTTCATAATCCCAGCAATCCGAATCAATTTTTTTGTAGCAGTTTTGGCATTCAAACCACCAGCCATCATTTAAAAGCACTTGTTTGGGCACATATCCAATGCTGGAGTATTGGTCATACTGCGATCGCCTCTCTACTGTTTCCCACTCTTCGCTTAATCCGTAAGCACTAGAAAGAAACAGTATTTGTCCTTCGCCTTCGTTGTCTACGTAATACGCTTTTACAGAGAGATTATTCACGCGATCACCTCAAAATAAAGTTAATTGAATCAAGCTAGCCCAAGGTTGCCAGAGGGTAATCATTTTCATGATTTTTTAGGAATAGACATTTTATTTTTCAGTTCTTCCATTCGACGTTTAAGTGATTCTGGAGGTGGAGAAATAACAAATTCTTCTTTAGCCTCCGCTTTTTCAGATGTTGCTGGCGGCAAACTGCGGGCGTCATTGTCAGAGCATTGGCAGTAAACCGCTATAAAATTTTTCTCTAATTTTTCTCGTGGTCTTTCTTCGGACAACGCGATCACTCGTAGCCCACCAACCGCTTGTAACGCTACTTTACCTCTGGTTGATAAATAGGCGATCGCTTCTTCTCTGCCTGCGGCCGCAGTAACTACAGATTGCCACTCTCTGATTGCCTGAGCTTCTTTGTTCCCCTTGATTTTTTCTACAAACTCGCCGGCTGTCGGGAAAAACCGCGAGTGCAAGATAACCTCTTTAACTGCTTGCTCAAACTCGTCTGTCGTTAACTCTGCATTTAGATATTCAGCCCAAACGCTCATTACTTCTGGCAATAAGTCTTTTTGAAAATGCTTGGCTATCAGCAAAAGCTTAGTAGTCAAAACTTTTTGGTCAATCATATTCGGCCCAGTCCTTTCAGGATTGCAATGTGGTTCGGGTCTGTGATGCGATCGCCCGTGTCAGGGTCTATTACTCCGATCTCTCCGGTGTTCGTGTTGTAATTAGCGTCAGGATTAATTGCTCTGTAACTATCAGACAATTGTTGAATCCTGCCAGAAACAAGCAACCCATCTATGCAACGACTTGAATAAGTCTCACGCCACCAGCGATCGTGCTGGACAAAACACAAGGCTTCTTGCATTGTTTGGGCAGTGCGATCGCCTAACTCCTGATAAAGCCGTTTAAAGGCACGAAACCTTTTATCATTGAGGCTTTTGCACTCTGCCCAAGTAGTGGGCTTTACTTGGTTGTATATAGCCCGCAATGGCTCAAAAAATTCTACATCTTGTTTTGGTTTTTTCGCGGACGGCGGAACATTAGCCACCGAAACAATAATTTTGGTTAAAGCGATTGGTTCTATTTTGCTAGGTGGCAAAGCGAGAGTACCTGCATTCTCCTCTCCCCCCTCCGAAATTTTTAATTCTGAAATTGGTTCGTTTCCCCCGTTGGGGGTAAGGGGGTATTCTTCTTTGTTTGTATTCTTTGTGTTTTCTTTGTATATGAATGTAGATTCCCTTTGGTCAGTTACGTAACTGCCCTTTGGTAAGTTACAGGTTTCCCGATGGTCATTTACTGTAACTGACTTTTGGGCAGTTACGGGAGAATCCAGACTAGATGGGCGCTTGCCTTGTCTTGGTGGTGACAGCTTGATTAGTTCTTCAATCAACGCGTCTACTTTCTCATGGTTGCGGAAGTACCATGTCAAACCTTTTTGCTTGTCGTGATAACTACAATAGAATTTTTCTTCCCCACTTTCATCAATGAATGGGTTCGTAGACTGCATATAAGCTGTTTTGGAGCTATGACGAACGCCTATATGGCCAAATGCACAGCGAAATTCTTTTTCACTAAAGCCTAGTTCTTCAGTCCAGCTGTCACCCTCCCTATAATCTGGATGTTCTGGAACTGGTGAAAGGAATTTGTACAACCCATCGGGATATTTAGTAAAACGAAAATCAAGCTGCTGTATCAAAATGGTTGCAGTGACACTACCTGTGTATTGTCTTAAACTCTTTTTGTAGGGTATGCCTTCTTTGAAGTCAGCAAGATAGTTGTATTTCATGCTTCACTCCTAGTAGGCAAAAAAGCCACAATACCAACCCTGTTTTTGTAAGCCGTGGTATATCCATGAAACGTTTTGATTGATGCCGATATTGCCGTTTTTATAAGTACAGTATCTTCAATGCCTGCATCAAGCATTTCAAAAACTACACCTATCAGACTCAAAAGATAGTTACTGGCATTGCATATATCATCAACGCTATTACAAGCTGAAAAAATCTCATAGACCCATTTTATGGGAATTGTATCTAATGGCATCCCTGTTGTTTGGAGTATATCTTCGGCAAATTCTATAGTGCCTCCTGCCGCGCAACCTTTATGTCCATTCAATTCAATAGACGATTTAAATGTGAACCATTCACCGTAGACACGATCCGACTTGAAGTATATATGTAGTTTTTTTTCATCTGTGATCGCATCCGGTGTCCAGAAGCATTCAACAATCTGTAGCGGGTATGGTGATTGCTTCTTAAGAGTTTCCAGCCTTACTGGCGGGTTTACACTACGCCCAATCTTGTATCTATCCGTTCCTACAGCGTGAATCAAGTAAACATATCCTTGATTAGCACGATAGCGCCGAAGGACATCTTCGGTTAAAATCATGTGTATCGCTCCTGTCTGTGTTAAGAACTTCAGGTGTGTAACTCCCTCACGGTCGTCAGAAAACTGTGGGGGAATTTTTATGTCTATACCATTATCACATTTAAACTTAGAAAAAGCCAGTTTATTTATGTTATCATTAATCATGTATGTACCTGATTTCACGAATTAATCTGTTGATTTTGTAACCGCATTTAATAACGACAAATGCGGTTATTTTGTGCTTTTTTAAAACTGCTGGCATATTAACCTCCTAAATAAGTAATCGCGCTACCAAGACCCGGACGGACATCAAAGACCGCATCATAAATTTGCCGCTTTGTCTGCGGTATCCCACTGGCATCTAAATAAGCCACACGCCCCATAATTCGATACTCGTGATGAATATGAGCATCTAGATTTTTCCACATAGTCCCTCGCTCAACTGAGCAGTTCCAATCAATCGGAAGTAGGAACAAAATTCGAGATTCCGGATTGCTGGGATTTAGTAGAGTAAGCGATCGCCTAACGAATTCCACGCACAAACTAAACGGCGGGTTCCCAATAATTAAATCGAAATTACCAAGAATCTGATCGTGAAGAAAATCAGCGTGTAACCAGTAGTGATGAGGGCGTAGTAGGGAGCAGCCATAAGTGTAGCGATCGCGGTTAAGTTCAACGCAAAATACTTCCCTATCTTCTTGCTCTGGAAGATATTTTACGATTTGACCCTTTCCCGCGCTGGGTTCTAGGATACGGCGATCGACTGGTCTGACTAATTTCGCCATCAATGAGGCAATCTCATTCGGTGTTTGCCAATCATCCGAACACCATTCGATTTGTGTTTCGGGAAATAAACTTAACTGCTGCATCTTGTTCCCCAAGGAAGGATTGATTTTGAAGTTTGTAGACGTACAACTCGATAAAATAATGTCGCACTGGGCGGCGTATCTTTGAAATAATGCTCAATCTTGTTTTCTTTTTCAAGAGAAGCGATCGCCTCCCATAATTCTGGATATCGCTTAATTTGCAGGGCATCTTTCAATTCGCCCGCGTTGCGATCACTCTTACTTAACTCTCTGATGATTCCATCCCTAATCGATTCTTGCATTGCTCGTATATGTCAGGGTAAGTTAACTTTTCTTGCCTCAAATCTGAATCAACTTCTAGCCAACCGATAATAAATTCGGCTCGGACAAATTCAGAGAATAATTTTTCTTGCATTGCGATATGTCCAGCTTTTAAAAGGATTGCTCTGTCGGAATCACAATTTGATAAAGCTGTTTGATGTAATGAGTGAAATAATGTGTATGCTTCATCTCTCTGGCTTTGATATCGCCAAAAAGCAAGCATTCTTAGATACTCGTATTCTGAATTCACATTGCCCTTTTTAAATACTTACAATCGCCTAATTGGTAAATTTGGCGAGTCACGAAATTTCCCGTCGCTGTATTTACTATCCGGTAAACTTTACCAATTTCTCCTTCGGTAACTTTGACTCTTCTCCCCTTTAAAATTCGCTGATAGATTAAATCGCTAACTTCAATCTCTGGGGGAGATAAATCGCGTTTTGTTGGCTCAACCGGAAAATCGGACTGATATAGATGGTTGCTATTTTTAAATTCGCCTGGATGACTTGGTATTTTAGTCGTTTCAATTACCTGGAAATTTTTCTTGTCTAGCATTTCAACAGGAATTCCCGCAGCAAGGGCGTTTGGGTCAACTTGGTAAATTACGCACCTCATGAATTTGACTCCCTGACCCTTAGCTCATTTACGCCATACCACCGTGCATCTGGGATTTCTTGCCACTGGATGCGGATTTCTTGTAAATCTGGATTGACACCTAAGACAATGCCGTGGAATTCATAAGCTTGTTTATTGATATCTGTATGAGCGATCGCCCCTTCAACTACCTTCCCTTCCTTCCAAGAATCCAACCAAGTTCGGGGATTGATGTACTTTTCTGTATCTGATGGAGGAATGGCTAGCCATTGTTCATCATTAAATACCAGTGATAATTCGCCCATCTTGACGTATTTGCAGCTTCTACCTCCTGATTGCCAGGATTGGGGCGTGAGTAGCCACGGGGAATCGTCATTAGGTATCAGGGATTGGTCAACGAAGTCAGAAGTCAGAGGGAAGAAGGAAGAAGGTCTTATTTCTTCTGACTTCTCGTGACCAAAGGGAGGAGGGGATTTAACCAAATTCATCCTTCTTCCTTCTTGGTCAAACTCTTTTTTGAGCAAAGTTATCAAGTTTCGCTCATCCTGGGTAAGATTTATCCAGTAAGCTTTTTTAATCGCTTCATACTCAGAAGCGATCGCCCAAAACCCATTCCAATCACATCCACTCTGTAACTCTCGCCGAATATCACCAACAGCTTGGTGAACCATCTGATTTAACTCGACCTGGTAGGCGATCGCCTCCGGTGTCGGGTTGCATTTTAATAAGATGGCGGCGGCAGATAACGCCTGTGTATCGTTAAGCGCTTTGGCTAAATTCCCCATAGCCAAAGCCATCAATCTCAGAGCCTCGGTCGCGTCAGACGGTGGGGCAGTGGCTAACGCTCTGAGGTGCAATTCCGGCTCTAGATTCTCAACCATTCTGATAACTTCGGCGTTAACTGCTTTCTGCGCCTGCTTAGTAAGAGTATTGCCCCATTCCTGCACAGGGCGATTTTCTAGGGCCCGTTCTAGTTCTCCAATTCGTTGTTGCAATTGCTGGTTTTGAACTTCCAGTGTCCGCAATGATTCAAGCTCTTCAATTTTTTGTTGAAGCTTGGCAACTTCCAGAGCTTTAGTAGAGGCGATCGCCTGGCTTGCTGCTAACTGTTCGTGGACTAGCTGTTGGGCCCTTTCCTCTGCCTCAGTCAGTAACCCGGCGCGAATATCAACCTCTAATCGCTGTATCTCCTCTTTGTGCTGGAGTTGGAGTTGGGCGATCGCTTCTTCATATTCTTTGGGATATTTGCGCGGGGTAAATGGAGTACTGGAGGCATCTAAATCACTGATAGCAAACAACTCACTTTGTTCACTATCAGGAAAAACTATAAATAGATGTGTGTGGTTTGGGGGATCTCCGCTCACTATGCCAGCCTGCCCCTCTCTTGGATGTCCTTGTAATGAAATCTTGACTTCTGCTCCCGTCAGGAACAATTGTTCCTGAGATTTCTGAGATTTTGTTCTTTTGGGTAGGGGGACAACTTTCTCAGCAGCTTCTTTAAAGTCTTTGGCTGTAGGGTTAGGATTACTTTCCGAGGCAAGACGCTCCCGTTCGGTCGCTAACGCTACCGCTATCGCCACCGTCTCTTGTAATTTTTCAGGAGATTTGACGAGCCTTAGTAGTGGCCTAGCGTGACTTTCTCTACTTACGACCCCATCAAGCTCAGTCCCTCGAAGAACCTCAGCCACCAGTCCAAAACCTAATAACTGATTGACTCGGCGATATCCGCCCCACTGAAATAATTCTTTGTTGCAAAACTCCTCAAAAGTTTTGTATCCACCTTCCGTAAAGAGGCGATTGTCCCGCATCTTGCGGAGTTCCTCAGATAACTGTATCTCGAATCGATCAATGGAAGTAAACGATTCTTTAATGACCTCTAACGCATACCGAAAAGCTGACTGCTGGGATGAAATTTGAGGATTGAAATCAACGACGTTTGCGTAAACCATATAATAGTTGTGATATATGAAATTAGTAAAAGCACATCAGTTATTTGCTGATGTGCTTATTTTTTCGTTATCTTCTCCAGTAATAGATAACTCCATCAATAAGTGCGAAGCTATCCCAAGATGCAAAAGACTTTCTAGCATGGCATTTCTAGTTACGCCTTGCTGCTGGGCCAAAGTCCCTACGTATTGCTGTAGGTATTCAGATAGACGAACCCTTGGTTTGTCGCGTATCCTCTCCATATTGTGGCATCAAGAAGCGGGATGCCAAAATCATATCACAGTCAAAGTGCCTTTTGTAAAAAAAAGTGTGGGACACAGTAGCGCATTGTTTATATTGCCTGTATAGTTGATTCTGTCTATTACGCAGCACGATGCGAATTACAAGTGTGTCCCTCACTCTGTCGGACTTTTTCCCATCTTTGATTCTAAGCTGCCGATTTGTGATTACAGCGAGGCAAATTTATGCGGCCTAAGCTTTGGACAAAGGCGGGACTGTCTAATCTTGGACAATTGATTAGACTTTGTAGAAAATCTCGAAAACTATCCTCGGAAGATGCTGCTGCATTTATTTATAGTGAGACGGGGGAAGCGATCGCTTCACGGACTTTATTAAGTATTGAAACTGCGACTGGCAAGCCTGAATATAATACCTTGGCAATCATTGCAGCGGCTGGCTTTGTTAAAAAGAACGGTAAAGTACTGGATATTTGGGACTTTATAAATATCGCTTCTGAGTCTGAATCTGAACCTAATACAGGTGTATTACCCGAACTAATCTACGCTTATTTGGAGAAAAATAACCTTGATTTTGAAGGGTTCTCCAGAATTTGTGGCGTGACTGCTGAGGATTTGAGGGCGATCGCCTCCGGAAATCAAACTCAAGATTACGAAGGAGATTTGATTCTACTTTCAGGATATTTGGATAACCCCGTAACCGGACAGAAATTTAGTAACCACCCGGAATTGATGGAGTATTGTTTTGGGAAGAAAGATGCCAAAAATAAAGAAGCGATATCAGACCAAGACTTCCCGCTCAATAGTTTTCACAATTCGGGCTGACTCCCCATGCCACTTGATTACACGCGCATCTACTGTTAACTTAACGGGCCGCCCATCAAATAATTTTGCCGTATAAGAATAGTTGCGTAGTTCTGAATCTTTTAGAAGCCTTGAGATATAAGTTTCAAGCTCATCTTCGTACCAATAATCTGACATCTTCTTGCCCAACCAATCATTTGGTTTAGCGCTGCTGGAATACATAATCCTCTCATTAGAAAATAGCCCTTTGTGGTCAGACATCCTGACAATGCCGCAGGAGCCTTTGTGGGAAAGGCATTCTTGAATGAGGTTGCTGAATTCGTTCGGAGTAATAATTTTATCCATCAAAATACTTTTTTGCGATTCTTCGATAATATTAAAGCAAACTTTTGCTTCATCGCCCTTAATCAATATTGTTACCCATTTGACATAAAGAATATCCTCTTTTGAGATGAAGCTCACAGCCTGATGGATGTTTTTTCTGTTTTGAATTAAAAAGCTCCTATCGTTATCGTGATAACACATAATGAAGATGTGATCTAAGGAAACCAATATCTTGCATCTGTGAAGAATTAAATCGACCAGTTCGTTGATATTAATAATAGGCATTTAATAAAAATATCTTAGGTTGCCGCAGGGATCTTGAATATTGTAGTTTAAAATTACACAATTTTAAGTCGCGGCTATTTTTGTTAATCAGCAACCGCATAATTTCAATCTTAAAGCATAAAACGTTTGCCAGTAAAGAATTACAGCCGCCTACTTCTTCTGCATAGTTTTGTTTATTAGTGCTAAACAATAAATAAAAATTAATTAATCAATAGTAATTTCAAGGAGCAATATAGTCTTTGAAAATACAAATTGTCTTGCAAAACAAAAACTTATGTAATCGTTGTTACTTGCTGTTTAATATCTGTTTAATTCGCTCATCTCAGTAAATAGGATAAGTGCGATGCCGAAAACCTGACTGTCACTAATCCTATCCGTGTGATTTTAAAAATATATTAATTTTTTGACTGCTATTTAATTCACTCTTGAATTAAATAGCAGTCAAAAAGACTACATTAAGTTTAAGTAAATCTGCCTTTTTAGTACAACAATGGAATGTTGCAAGAAATTCTCTTTTTGGTGATGGTGGACGATGGGGCGCGGGAGCGGTTAATGGAATTGATTAAAAAAGTGAAGGGCGATCGCGACCAGAGGAAGTTTGCCAAGGATACAGGGGTAAGTCTTGGTGCAGTTCAAGGCTGGCTAAAAGGAAAAATCCCGCGCTCTGACAATTTACAGAAAATTGCCATAGCTGCGGGGATGAGCGTAGATGAGCTTTTAGCCGAGGTGAGGGGAGAAGGAGTGGCACGTACTCCCAAAGTGGCTGAAGAAGTTTTGCAGGCGGCCCTGCAACTTGACGAGGAGGAACAGAGGCGGTTGATTAAGTTATTGGTGAATCGGGTGCTTTAGTTTAGTGGGAGAGGCGATCGCTCCCAGGAACAATTGTTCCTGACGAAAGAATAAGGGTTTCAGCAATATTTCAAGAACAATTGTTCTTGAAATATTGCTTGTACTTACAAATAACATATTTGTATTTACATGGGTATGCACAAAAGTTAACCCGCCTCATTAGGGGCGGGTTTTCCTTTGTTAAGCAGGTTTAGTAATTCAGTATGGGTTTGCCTGAGAGATTCGTTTTCCTCTCTCAGGCGGCTAATTCCCCCAATAGTTGAATATTTTCGCCTCCCAGTTTTTCTTTAACCACAGCCAAATCTCCTTCAACAACCGCTAGGCGTTTAGACATTTCTAATATTTCTGAGTCTGAATCTTTTGATTCTCCCTCAGAGTGCAAATATTCATTGATGAACTGCTTTAGTACGCCAGTGATTGTCTTGCCCTCTAATTTTAAGCGATCGCCGAATGCCTCCCTGATTTCTGGATCGATCTCAAAAGTTATAAAAGTCCGTTGTTTGGACATAGGTTTAGGTTTTTATCGCTTTACATCATTAATCTATCTTTTATTGCTGTACATCGCAATACCGTATTGACAGTGTACAGTAAATTATGTACAGTAGATACATACACCAAAAGGGTGATCGCCCCACAAAAGCCATGACACAAGTAATTAATCAAGAAACCGTTGAACTTTTAGCTTTTGAAGAAAATCTGCAACTGAGCAATGGATGCTCAGAGTATCTATTACAAACTGGCGCAAAGCTATACCCGCGCCAGGGAATTAAACCTTGGCGAATTGTAGGGTATACCGCTACAGATGTTCGGTATTACATTGATCGCTATGAGTTGGATGCCTAGCAGTGGTCTTTTGAGTGGGTTACTCTCACTCAATTGACAACTCTTTGTTGTCACACCTATCAAAAGAGCGATCGCCCCCTGCCAAGAGTAGCGATCGCTCTTTAAACACCACAACGGGTACTTAAACATGACATATCCAGCTTACACCCGCATTCAGTTAGAGTCCAAGAAATTAGTTGAGTTGAAGGCGATCGCCCTGCAACTCCATGCCGCTCCACTTAGCAATAAGCGCGTTACTGGCAATTGGGTAGAGGCAATTCTTGCCGCTCAACCTCAGCAAGTAAAGATGGCTGAGGTTGAGCAAGCTGATGATTACTTGTTCCACGATGACCCTCAACCAGTTAACTTACCTGAAGTTGGAGATTCACACTTCATAGGCGATTACCTACTGCGCTGCATTCAGGTTGGTGGCGAGTACGTCACAGTATGGGATGTTCTACTAAATGCAAGTCTTTCGATGGGCGAAATTCGCATGGGCTGGGATTGCCTCTGGAGCCATACATTGACCCTTGCTACATTCGCTACGCCACAAGAAGCGGTTGTTGATTTGCATGAATCAGCATTGGAATTTGCAAATTCCAATGCTCCATATGATCAAAATTTAGAAGAAGAATGTTTTTCTGAGTATCCTGATCTTGCAAACGAACGAGAAAACGCAATGACGAAAATTATTTACCATCAAACAAAGCCAGGAACAGACTGCCCAGATGGCATCGCCTCAGCTTGGGTGTGTCATAAAGCTTTTCTAGATGCCGATATCGAAGGGTGTGTGCATCAGGGTGAGCTACCTGATGTTAGCGGGTATGATCGCCTAGTAATTGTTGATTTTTCTTTCTCTGCCCAAATTTTGGAAGAGTGGGCAAAAACTAAAAAAGTGATCGTGATTGATCACCACAAAACAGCAATGAACGACTTATCTCAATTAAGCGATCACGTACTTCAAAAATTTGATATGGGTGAGTGCGGGGCAACTTTAGCTTGGAAGTATTTCTTCCCGAATGAGCCAATCCCCTCATTTTTAAGTTACGTCAAAGACCGCGATTTGTGGAATTTTGATTTACCTTTTTCGGAGGAGATTCACGAGGCGATCGCCTCCCTCAAATATCAGGCATATGCTGATATTGACAAGCAAAAACGCACTTTTGCAATCTTTGACATGATTGCGGATATGAGTGCAGAACAGTTACAAACGGTGTTTGCACCTTGGGGATATCAATTATTAAAGCCCAAGCGCGAACGGATCGCCGAATTAGCGGTATCTGCTAGCCAACAACTTTTAGATGGCCACAAAATCATAGTGGTGGAAGTGCCAGAAAAAGAAGGGCGACTCATCAGCGATTTGTGTAGTTATCTATATAGAAATAATCCCGAATCTGCCTTTGTAGTGGCTTATTACTACTCGGAATCAGATATTAATTTGAGCTTCCGCAGCGACAAAAAAGGCAGCAATTTTGATGTATCAGCGATCGCCAAAAGCCTGGGAGGCGGCGGACATCACAACGCAGCAGGTGCATTAGTCCAAGTATTGCCTTGGTAATGTCTTGGTAAAGTTCAGTGGCTGGGTGCGATCGCCATCAAAATCCGCACGCTTAAATTAACACAGGAAAAGGAAAAAACAAGGAAAAAACAATGATCGTAAATTTGACACCTCACGCCATAAACATTTTGGCTAAAGAATCTTGCGTAAATTTAAAACAAGATCCCAAAACAAGGCAATGGGTTGCAGATGAAGCAACTCCAATTCGGACAATTGAAAGCTCTGGAGTTGCTAGAGTATCCGTTTCTAGTAGTTATGGGGAACCCCTAGAAGGGATTCCCACCCAAGTTCCAGTCTATGGGGAGATAGAAGGACTCCCCGATTATAAAGAGGGAACTTCATACATTGTTTCGCTGCTAACCGTTAGTGCAGCGAAAGCCGGAGAACGTACCACAGAAGACTTATTTACTCCTGGGGTAATAGTTAGGAGTGCTGCAAATCAGTCCCTAATTTTGGGGTGTTTTGATTTAAATCGGCAGTAGAGAGTTCCAAAAATAGTTGAATCGCAAAGTGAGTACTATGCGATTCAACACGATGACCACAGAAACGAAGATAACACCAATGGCAAAATTTACCGACACTCCAATACTTACCGATCGCTTCTCTCAAGCTCTAGTTTTTGCAAGCCAAGCGCATTCTCATCAAGTTCGTAAGGGTAATAGAGAAGTGCCTTACGTTTCTCACCTGTTGGCTGTAGCCTCTTTAGTTTTGGAATCTGGAGGGGATGAAGATGAGGCGATCGCCGCCCTACTCCACGATGCGATTGAAGATATCCAAATTCATCCTGCATTAATTGATCAGAAGTTTGGTTGTTTTGTTCTTGGGTTTGTCCAAGAACTAACCGAAGACAAGTCTTTGCCTAAGCCAGAACGCAAAGCCGCTTATGTTAAGTCAATTCTTTCAATGTCGGAATCGGCGCTGAGAATCAGTATCGCCGACAAGCTCCACAATATCCGATGCTACAGCATAAACCCTCAATTGTGGGGGCAAGAGCAACATGAATTTTATGGAGCCTTGCTCGACAATTACGAACAACGCGAACTCGAAGGCGTTGAAGAACAACTAGTTGAGATGAATTTGCTGTTTGAGCAATTATCTTGAATCAAGTTTTAGACAACTGCTCAATGTAGTTGATTACCTCACAAAATTAAGAGCGATCGCCTGCCCCGTCAAGAACGGCGATCGCTTGTCCACCCTATAAACAAAAAGTGAACACTATGAAGTATACATCTCTAGCTACAGTTATTTTATTGGTTGTATCGTCAACACCAGTACTTGCTGATTACACACCTCCGAATAACGGTGGGCCCGATTGCAATCCCTGCTTAGGGAGTGGTACGAGGTTTGTTGACAAGCCCAGTAAAACAGAAATGCACGAAATTGATTGCAAGCATCGTGGTTACGATCGCCGTAATTGCCCAAGTCTTTAGGGAATAAGGCAGCCTAGATAAAATATATTGTAGGGGCGATCGCCCCTACTTTCTTATGATCACAGAAAATATCAGAGACGAATTGCGGCGCATTCATGTTGAACTCAAAAAACCTTTCCCTGCGAACTTACACGAGTTCAGAGAGTTACCTGGCGGTAAAAAATGGGTATTTCTGCGATGGCAGACTATCCGTGAAAGGTTGGATGAAGTTGCCCCAGAGTGGATATCTGATTATTCAGAAGTTCAGTATCTTAATAATGATGCCATTTGTCGATGCGGCATCACAATATTAGGAATTCGGAAAGAGGCGATCGCTTCTGTTCCAATCTCAATTACTAGCAGTGGTGGTAAAGAAATGAGTCGCGGTAGTGCAGCCGATAGGCTAGCAGCGGAAGCATTGAAGAATACCGCAGAGGCTTGGGGCGTAGGGCGGTATCTAGACGATCAAGTTTTCACCATCCGTTACCTTTGGGATCGGATGCACGAACTTGATGACGCGGCGTGTGGAGAGGTTCGCCGTCTTTCCGAGCAGTACAAACTTGGGATAAAAGCTGCTACTAAACCAGCTTCACTGGTTAAACCTCAAGCTCCCAGAATTGACCGAAATTCTCTGATGGCTCAAAGTGATTGCCTGATTGCTGGACTGTTATGGACTCCGGCTCAAGGCAAAGAATACCTTGAGAAAAATTATGGGAAGGGGGGGCGATCGCTCCTAACTGATGCAGAATTATTAGATTTTATTGGCAAGCTTCAAAGGATGGGTGCTAGTGTCTAAAATTATTCCATTTAGTAACGCTACTGATTATCAATGTTGGCTCTATGCCAACTGCGAAAAATGCAAAAAATACCACGAGGATTTAGACGAACACGGCTACTCAAAATGTGAAATTGAAGGGGCGATCGTCTTGTCTAGTTGTGGAGAAGGTTTAACTGAAGAGATGGTTCAAAGAATGGGCGGCGTGCAGTCTGAGCAATGCCTACAAGATTACAATTTTTTTTCAACGGAAGTGTACAGAATTAGAGCCAGTAAATAATGAGTGAAATTAACTTATTTGGAGTCGAAATAAGGACTAATAGAAAAGTCAAAATTCTTTCTAAAAATAGCTTTCTGTATTTTGTTGCATACGTGAACGAACTCAATCAAGAAATTCACCCTAATGCAATCGCTTGGGTATCTCATGCAAGTATCAACTTTTAAAATTGGCTCCATTGCCTCTGGTATGGGGATGCATCTGCACGGGTTAAAAAAGATTGGTGGGGTTCCCGTGTGGGCGATTGAATGCGATGAGGCGATCACCCGTTGTTACCAGCAAAACCATCCAGAGTCCCGCATTATTTGTAATAAAGTCCAAGATGTGGCGATTGATGATTTAGAAGATATCGATTGCCTCACAGTTACACTCAGCTGTAAAAATGCCTCAATTAGTCGAGGTGCTGATTGGGGTGAGACTGAGCAAGATACAGCAGCAGCAACGGCAGCGGCGAATATTCTTCGGGGTAAGCTACCAAAGTTCTTTTTGCTAGAAAATGTCTGGAGATATCGCACATTTGAATCTTTCCGCATTTTCAAGTCTGCACTGGCTGAATGCGGCTACTATTTCCGTTACTACAAACTTAATTGCAAAGATTGGGGCGTGGCCCAATCACGCGATCGCCTCTATGGAGTTGGCGTAAGACACGGAGCATTTTGGGACATCACTGAGCCTTCACTTCCTATCTTGGGATGGTATGAGGCGATCGCTGATATGATTCCAGAATTGCCTCTTGTCAAGCTTGCACCTTGGCAGATAAAGAAGTTTCCATGTCTGGACTCTACTTGTTTAATCCCCGACCATTCCAACTGGACAAGCCTTGTTTCTGTTGCTCAACCTGCACTAACGGTAAGAGCGGGGCATCAATCATTCAAAGCATTGATTAAACACGCTGGGGGCGGTCGGGACAATGATCGCCTCTACCACTCTGACGAACCATCATTTACGATTCGGGCGCTAGGAAGAAGCGCAGATCACCATTCAAAATTGGCGGATGCGATTATAGGGGATAGAGTCGTTGCAGTCACTCCCCGCGCTTGTCTACGCTTCTTTGGGGACAAGGAAACAGCAGATAGTATTTGGTTGCCTCCTACCAAGTCACTGGCTATGGAGGTAGTGGGGAATGGGGCATCATGGGTGATGTTTGAGGCATTGGGGCGATCGCTATTTTCGACCCCAAACTGTCGGGGTACGTAGTTTCCATTACTCACGATCCAGAATACGAACTGGGCTTAGTTTTGAACGATTGAAGAATTACACTGAATCGATCACTCTTCTAGATAATTGGTGGCTAATTTATTCAATTGAGGAAAAATTTACGCCGAATTTGTAAGTGTGACAGTTATTGTGCCACTTTCTCTACTAGATATCTTGCAAATAATCTCAGTTAGATATATAGTAGATATATACCGAAGAGGAGAGCAAACAAATGAACATCACAATCACAGCACAAAAGCCAGTAAGCGAATTTTTAAAAGTAGCACAAGAGCTAGTTACTGAAGTTCAAGAATGGGCAAAAGTTTTGTGGGTGCGGGTTCTTGGTTGTCGTCCTCAATTTGTAAGTAAAAAGGTAATTAAAAATCAAATGACACCCTTTCCCTTTGAACAACTCAAACAAGAAGTCGTCTCACGCTTCAATGAAGCTGCCTGGCAGCATTTATTGGAATGGTCAACTGAACTGACAGAGAAAAATGATAATTGGTTCCTTTCTAAAATTGCGCCATCTGGTCGCCTAGAATTCCGAGCTTTTTACGAGCGTCTGCAAGCGCTTGAAGTGGCAGTGGCGACAAACGATCATACCAAAGAAAAAGCCTTTCGGCTTTCTGTTATCACCCCTGAAGAAATGGTGGCACGCAAGGCACGCGCTGCTATGTTTTTACCCTAGTGAATACTGAAAAATCCTGGCAGGAGATAGAATCCTGCCCCGAACAAATACCTGATTTGTTTCAGTCCCAAAAAGAGCAAGATGCTTGGTTTGATTCTGAGGTTGAGCCAAGCCTAAAAATAGAAGAAATTAAGGAGGAAGAAAAAGAATGAAAACTTACGGATTTTGTTACGTTCCTAATCGCGGCTATTGGGTTGGAGGATTTGGTGAAAATGCTGAATTTGCTCCACGCATTGAGGGTGCAGGGATGTTTGCATTAGATTCTCCATCACTAAAAAAAGCCATCAATGATTTTGGTGGCAAGCTTGAAAAACTTTCATTTAACCAGCCAATGCAAGCGCAATGTAATTAAAATTGTGCCACTTTCTCTACTAGATATCTTGCAAATAATCTCAGTTAGATATATAGTAGATATATACCGAAGAGGAGGGCAAACAAATGAACATCACAATCACAGCACAAAAACCAGTAAGCGAATTTCTGCAAGTAGCACAAGAACTAATCACTGAAATTCAAGAGTGGGTGAATGTGTTGTGGGTGCGTATCGTTGGTTGCCGTCCTCGGTTTGTAAGTAAAAAGGTAATTATGTCAAATCTAATTCAAGTTGCAGTATCAAAAGAGGCTGTAATTTTAGATAGAAATCAATCCATAGCTTATGTAATTAGGCAGAATTTCGCTAAAAAATTCAATCCTATTAATAGGGATTTAAGAATGATTGATTATTCTTCGGTTGATGGTGAAAAAATTGAGCAAGGCAGTGAAGAATACAAATCGGTATTTGCAGCCTACGGCTGGCATTTACCGTATTTAGAGGTGCATGGGGAGCCATACACTTGCAAGTATCCTGTAGGTTACTAATCAAAAAAAATGAAAATGACCATAGCGCAAATTAAAAATACAATCAATGACACAACAGATAAACGACTGTTAAATAATCTAGAATTTGCCAAAACTCTAATGAATTTGGCATTGCCAGAATCACTAAAAAACGAGCAACAGCAACGCTCAATTTTAGCTGATACCATCTACTGCATGATCCAATGCAAATTGGATGAGATTTCAAATTGCAACAAACTTTACACATTAGGGGAATTGTATTTTTCTTTAAAAATCCCCAAACAATTCTTAGAGACAAATGCCAAAAGGTGAAAATCCCAACTCCCAGCGCAACTTAGTTGCTGGGAAGAACAAAAAACCCAACTCAAAAAAAACGCCCATGCAACTTTCTGGAGTCGCTAGGGAGACAGCTAAAAGAGCTGGAAATGGCAATATGACAGAAGGTGTAGAGCGATCGCTTGCACTATATGAGCAAATGAATCAAGATAGACTGTTTGTGCAGTCTCCAGTGTTTGTCAGAGTTAAGTTTTTGATAGAAGTGATCGCTCATTCTAAATCTGAATTTTCAGAGCAGGCGGAAGCATTGCTTTATGAATTAGAAGATTTATTTATTGAAGAATCCCATCATGATGCGGTGTTAGATGGGGCGATTGAATTGAAGGGTGGTGCATATATAGTCTAATAATTGTTGCAGAGTACTAGCAATACTCTGCAATGTTTTTAGTTGAAAGGTAAGAGGAGTAGAGGAGTAAACTTGTGCTTTATAACCATTACGGCATACCCCAAACACGCGATCGCTCCTATGGCGCAGTCGCAGCCCTCACCTATTGGGTTTTTAAGTGCAGGGATAGAAGAAAGTCCCCAGCGATGGGGATAAAAACCTGGACTTTCTTGGAATCCAGTATCAGAAATTCGGCAGAGATATCTTCTACTTTGGAAGATTATTTACAGCGACTTTGTGACAAACTTTTCTCCCAACTCCGTCCAGTGGAGTTGACTAAAATAATTCAGCCACAGCAGCGCATCTTGAGAGTAAATCTTGATGCAACTGAAATCAAAGAATTGCCAATTGACCAAAACTTAGTTTTTATGGGCTGGCTAGATTTGGTTGCTGATATTGCGCCTCACGGTTTTAGTGAGTGGGACTTACTTGAGTTATGTCGCACCAAAGCGGGGATAATTCAAGTGCTTTGTCGCCTCAAATTTGAAGAGGATCGGGCATTAAGGATGGATGAGCCGGAAGATGCTATTGAGGTAGGAGCAATTGAATTATGAAGGAAATCAAAGAAGTCGCTAGCGCCCTAATTAATTTGCAAGATCACGGTGGTGATTGTATGTGCAATATCTGCCAAAAAGACCAACAAACGATTGAGAAAAATCCTGAGATAGCGGAACAACTTACTGTATTGGTGAACAAAAAAATAAATGTTTGAAAATTACGACATCTGTGATCGTTGCCGCCTAACTCTCCACTGCGTTTTCACCCCCCAACTTCCTTTGTCTCACATTGGGGAAGTGTCAGGAAATGTCAGCAACTTAAAAACAGTGAAGCTGCTTGATTTGGAGGGACAATCAAGACAGTGCTTTGTGTATTCAGGGAACGCCATTCGCAACGGTATTTTGCGGCGGGTTGGTGTAGCAGCTGCCCTTACAGATTTGGAATTACAAGTCAACCCCGACGTGCATCAAACCATGTTCGCCGGTGGACGAATTGACGGTAGCACCGCATCAGACATGGAGTTAGACAAGAAAATCCGTACCTTTTTGCCGTGGCTTTCAGTGCTGGGAACCGCCAAACCCACAAAAGTATTTGGTTCCAAGGATCCTCAAATGGTTGCAGGGCGGATTAATGTCGGCTCTGCTCATTTAATCTGTTACGAATCAGCTGCTTACATTTACAATCAAATGCCAGGGATGCTGCCTCCAGAGGCGTTAGAGGGAATTGGGAAAATATTGGAGGCGCAGAAGGCGATCACCCTTGACCCAATGAGTTTACCAACAGCAGAGGCGATCGCCGCTTACAACGAGGTGAAGGCACAGTATCTACCATTGCTCCGTAAAGTGCTGCGGACATGGACAGAATTTATCACGGTTGACCAAACTACCCGCCGTGACAGTCTTCTTGACCCCAATTTAATTAAGTTTCTTCCCCCTGAAGCACAGAATTTATTGAAAGGGGAAGGGGGGAAGGAGAAGAAGTCTGACCAAATGATTGCGGGCGATCGTTTGATTATGGCGGGGTCAAAACTTTACTCGCGTTGGGATTTAAACACGACATCCGTGGAAGAAGGTTGGGTGTATGATGCATTACTGAAGTTCGATGAATCTCCGTACCTTGGAGGGAAGGGGCAAAGGGGTAACGGGCTTATATCCCTAGATATTTGGTATCAATCGGGTAAAGATTCTGGGATATTGTGCAGCATTGGTAAGCGTGCAGAGTCGGGGTTGTTGAGCGATAGATTCCAAGAACAGCACGGACGTTACAGAGAGTATATCAATCAATACCGCGAGTTCTTGACGGAAGCAAAAGACTCCAGCGAGTTAAAAAGTTTGTTAGGAAATTAATTTGAATTGGTACTTGCCAATTCAAAAACACTTTGCTGCTATTGGTACATACCAAAATAAAAGGGCGGTAGAGCCCAAAGGATAAAAAATGAAGCTAATCAAAGAAACAGTGAATGGACAAGAGTGGACTAACGGTCACAGGGATTCATGGGTGCAGCTTGCCATCCTGGAGAAAGGCAAGAAGGCGGTTCTCACTGCATGAAACCATTGAAAATAACTGCCGTAATGGGAAGTGCGATCGCCTGCTACGACTCCTATTCTCCAAGTTTAGATTCGCTCCTTGAGTGGCTAATACTGGATAAATTAAACCTCACTTCTCCCAATCCCACACCGGAACAAGTAGAAGCGACGCGCCCCATAGTTGACCGAGAGATGCCATTAGCCAAAGGCGAAGTTATGGGTGAATGGTATTGGCAGGTTTCTTCACCCTGCTACCGCATTGTGAGCGAATATACAGATAGATACCGCAAGCGCTGGCAGCCAGGAATTGACAGTCCTCCTCCAGCGTGGGGAAAACGTAAGGCTAAATGGTCAACTTCTGAAGGGGCAGAGAAGAATTACGATCTGCCTTTATATTGTCGTAATACTCCGGCAATTAATTGGTATGCGGTGGGGGATAGGGAGGCGATCGCCCAACTCCTACAAAACTGTACCCATATTGGCAAGAAGCGATCTTATGGCAATGGACAGGTTTTGCGATGGCAAGTTGAACCAATAAAAGAAGACTGGCATCTGTGGCGTGATGATAAACTTATGCGTCCTATGCCATACAGGTTGTTATATTCAGATCCGCGAATTTTGCAAAATGAACCTGTAATGATGAATTGGGGATGGCGTCCGCCTGCGTGGTTGCCTAGCAATAAAGAAGTGTGTGTAATGCCAAAGGGGAGTGTATGCCACTTAACTACGGCACAGGTTTGACCGCGCCTTGGATGAAGAAAAAAGTAGATAGGGCGATCGCTTGTATTGAAGACTGGGTAAGTAAGTGTGATCGCCTCTGCTATACCTCAACTAGTGGTGGCAAGGATTCCTTGGTAACTGCTCACCTCATCCGCCACGTTTACCCTAGCTGCCCAATGGTGTGGATCAATCAAGGGCATTTAGCAGAGTGGCCTGACTGCATTGAACTATTGCAGTTTTTAAAAACTCAGGGATGGAACATCGTTGAACTATGTCCAGTGCGCGATTTGTGGCATTTGTACCTCGACTTGGGCATTCCATTGGAAGGGAAAATGGACACCAAAGCAGATAAAATAATAAACCAACGGTTAATGTACGACCCGTTGGAAGAGTACCAAGAGCTTAACAATATCAAGGGTTACGCTTGGGGTATTCGTAAAGATGAAAGTCGCAACCGCGCTTTTTACTTGCGGAAGTGGGGAGAATTACACCAACTGAAAAACGGACTGTGGTGTTGTTCGCCTGTGGCATTTTGGACGGTACAAGATATCTGGCTATATATTGACCAGCAGAAATTGCCTTATCCTGCCATGTATGACCGCGATCGCCTCACCATCCGCAACGGGCCACCCATTGGTACAACCGGGGTAAACTGGGGGCGGTTGGCGGAACTCAGAAAACACCACCCTGATTTGTGGCAGCAGTTTGTAGAGAAATTTCCAGAGGTGCGAGATTATGGCTGATTTGTGTTACCTCTGCGGAAAACCTGCAACCAAACCACTAGAACTCAAGGATAGTTTCACCAGCCATTCTCAATGCCGCATCCCCACATCAAATAAGATGTGCGATCGGTGTCACTCAACAATTGCCGGCGACCAAAAACAACTCTGGTACTGGAACGAGGGTAAAAATAAGTGGAGCAAATTGTGGGGGCGATCGCTCTCCCGAATTTATCAAGGCGATAAACTACTCGCTCCCGTGATTGAAGGGGAAAAGGAAGGTTTGCCAATAGTCAAAAACCTGCTTACCCGTGTTGAACTTCGCGGTTTTTTACTTAATCCCCCACAACCGCCATTTACTATAGCGATCGCCGAGTCAGGGCAGAAGCATATTCTGCCGTGGGCACAAGAGGCGTTAAACCGTGTCATTTTCCCAGTACAATTCGAGCTTGATACTGTGTATATAGTTTACGCCCAATTTACTGTGCTACTGGGCTTTTATGAGCAGATGATGACGCTGGGATTTTCAAAAACTGAGATTGACACTGGGGATTATCGGAGCGACAGATTGATGCAAAATCTAGAAATTTGGGAGCCACTGGAAGAGGTGATCGCCCCGATGCGTGGAACGAGATTGTTACAGTTAATTTCTTTTGTGGGACAAATTCAGTGAAACCCTACAAACTGCCTAAAGGTTATTTGAATTTCCAACAATTCAATAACCACTTGAGTCAAATACAATTAGTTAAACCCAAACCTATTAATGTTTTGGGAATGCCAGAGGTAGCAAATAATCTATCCCATATCTATAGTAAATGGTCACAGGGATACCCTTTATACTGCGTCAGACCTAATCTACTAGAAGAGATGTTAGAAACCGATGTTGGCGAAAATCTAGCACTATTTACTGACATCAATTTAGCAATCCCATCTTATGTTTTGTTTTTACCTCAATATCAGATTAAATCCCCTTGCGGTAAGGGTTGTATTGATTATCTGGTTATCAATCATGAAGAGTTAGATTTGCCAGAACATAAACACGCGATCGCTTGGGGCGGTGTTGATTCCAATGATGGATTGTTCTTAGCGTACAAGCGAATTCGCAGGGATGGAACCTTACAGCGATCGCGCTTTGGGACTGAGGATAAAGAACAACAAGAACAGTCTTTATTACTCAGAAATATAGCATTGCAATCAGTTCTTCTGCTGCAATACTATCCAGAAATTGAAGAGCAAATTACCATTGTGCCTGGGAAAGAAAAGGGATTTGGTGGGAATAAATTAGAATCCCCTTTTCTACTCCCTCGCTGGTTAGGGAAAGAATCAAAATCGTCGCCAAGCTCAAGCACCGGTAAAAGTGGTGCATCTAAAGCTACGCATTTTCGGCGGGGGCACTGGAGGGCGCAGCCATGCGGAAAAGGTAGGGCAGAAACAAAAATAACCTGGGTACGCCCTGCATGGGTAGCTGGCAACAATTAGAGCCACTTTGGAATACCCGACTTCTGCAAGAAGTCGGGTAAAGGGTAAAGGAAAATTCTATCCTTTTCCCCTTTAACCTTTCCCCCTTTCCCTACAAGAGTACAAAAGGTACTTTTGCACTCTTGTCTACTCATCCTCCCTACTTCCCGTAAAAATTATTGGGTAAGGGGTTGACATTTACCCGTCACTTACCCGATACTATTTACATACGAGGGCGATGGCGATCGCCTTCCAAACAATTGAAAAACCAAAAGTGAAATATAGGAGAAAAACATGATTGAGTCAATTTTGAAACTTGCTAACTTCGGATTTGTAAAACCATTTACAGCATTAATAGAGCAAAGATGCCAAGGCAGTATGCTTGATGTGATTGATGGAGTTCTAGAATTTGATTTGTCCTTGATAGACAGACAAGAAATAGATAGCTCCTACAAGATTGAAAACACAGTAAAATTAGTCGCACACCAAACCAAGTGGTTAAAATCAAAATATTTATCTTGGTATCCAATGATGGATGCTCGGCATCCTGGTAAAGGATTTGATGAAAAGCCACCAATAGAATTGGTGGAAAAAATTAATCAAATTGACGCGCTTCTTGACATAGCAAGAGCCAAGAAACTTGAACTGCTTCTCCCAACACTCGATAACAATACGCCTGATCCATCCAGAGAAGAAAGAGTGTATATCTGTAAAGTTGTGGTTAATGATGGGCGCACTGGAGAGGCAATTTATACACCATTGAGATACTCGCTAGAACCTTCTTGCATAGATATCAGATATCTAGAAGAAGTAATTTACAAAGTGCCCTACTATTGGCATGGCAAGTCTGGTTTTTCTGAAATCTACTATTCAGATAAAGAAGTAGTAGAAGTGGTGGCGATAGATCCATCATTTGAAGGATTAGACCCGCTAGTCTATGGCGGCTGGCAACTGGACAAGGTATTTACTAAAAAAGCCTCCCTCAACAGAGAGGGGTATAAAGAATACTAACTCTCACCCTGTAACATTGCGATCGCCAAAAGCGTGATGCCGCTTCATCGAATGAAGTGCGATCGCCTGCCACAGGGCAACTTAAAATCAAAGCAATGAAGTTCCTTATTTGTAATCATCAAACCCCTGAACAAGTAGCCCAGATGTTGAGGGAGGGAAGGGCAGAAGAAGCGATCGCGCTTATCCGCCAAACCTACTTCTATAAATCCCCGTATTGTCCAAAATGCGGGGGGAAAATGCGAAAAGACAACAAAACTGGCATTTGCTCAAGATGCCAGAAAAATAAATTACCTAATTCAAAATACCGGAGGAAAGACCTGCCGGAGAATGAGTTGAGCAACTAGATTTGCTTTTTCGGGGTGTAGCCGAATGGAATTTTGGAAGTTAAAAATACTTAAAGCTACGAGAAATCGTAGCTTTTCACTTTTGGTATCAATGCTGAGGGCGATCGCCTCCCCACTCCGGTAACATAAAATTTTACTTTCATTATGAAACCTGAAACCATCCAAGCTATTACTCCTTTGTTCTTGGGGGCGATCGGGGGAGTTTTGGGACTTGCTGTAATTCTCTCGCCACATATCAGTGATGCAAAGTGGGCAGCAGGTTTTGGACTGGCAGGAACCGCGATCGCTGGGGCTTCTGGTTTAGCTCAAAATAGAAACGCTGAGTCTGCCAACATCCAAGGAAGTAGCGTTTCTATTGAAAACAAAACTGAAGATTAGCTATCAATTAACAGCTTGCTTTCCATCGCCAAATAGCTCAAGAAAGGAATAAAAATCTTTGTAATTCGTCGTTTAATAAAAAAGTTGAGCGCACGAATTCCTATGAAATTTATTTTATCTGTTTGTCTAACTGAAGATGTTCCAGCTATTAATTACATTCTTGAAAAGAGTACTTACGTATTAGGGCGGCACTCTAGCTGCGACATTCTAATTCTCGATCGGTTCCTCTCAAGGTATCACTGTACCTTGATTCTGATGGAACCAAGTAGTACTTGCAAACAGCCTTGTTACATAATCTATGATGGGCTGCTTCTATCGCAAGAGCGAAGTCGAAACGGGATTTGGGTAAATGGAGAAAGGGTAAAGGTGTTGCGGGAATTAAACCATCAAGACGTAATTACTTTTGGCTCTCAGAGTTTCCCCAAAGCAATTTTCATAATAGATTCTATTGACAAAGACAAGGGGACTATCCCGAATGAATTTGAAAATTAGCAATAAACAAAAATATTTAATATTGACAGTTCTGATTGTGATGGGGGCGATCGCCTGTCTCCAACTAAACATCAAAATATCCGGTGATTGGGTGGCGATCGCCGGACTGCTATTTGCACTTTGGCAAATTGTGATTGCCATTAATGGGGCTGAGGAAGGGCGAATTGATAAATTGCGGGAGGCGATCGCTAAACTGGAAGAAGCTTCTCTTAAGCGCGATTTTTATCACGATCAAGTACTTTCTCAAATCCAGAGGGAGTTGGTGATGCTGACTACTCAGTTTGAACATCATCAACAAGCGCACGGACACAAGGGTTTGATTGAGGAAACGCTGAGAATAAAAGATGAGCTTGCTAGACTTGGGGCAGGTTTGGCAGGGTTGGCGCGATCAGCTGAGACAGTCCGAAGGTTGGAGAGACTTGAAGAAAAAATCAATGCGCTGCAAAATCCGTGATTTTGCTCAGGTCATGAGGGCGATCGCGTGTCTAGTATAGCAGCGACATGATTTTGGGTAATGGGTAAAAATATGCACATCAATGTTTCTACTATTCGCCAAGCTTTTCAGCTAGCTGCCACTTTTATTCTGGATATCGAAACACTTTTTGGTGGTTCGGCTCCTGCACCTAGTGGCAACCTGCAAGCGCCAGAAGCATCGGCTAGCGCTAGTTCAACTGCCGCTCAGTAATCCTTAATCCTTGTTGATGGGCGATCGCTGCTAGGCGTTCTATGTCATTAGCGATCGCCACTCCTACTTGTGCAGAAGTGATTGGCAAGATTTCTATAGCCAAAATCTTCGTATTCTACCCACCTGATAGATTTGCTTTTAAGGACTTTTTCTCTAGGTAGTAGAGACTTTTCAGTTAATAAGCTATAAACTACATTCTTCTTTGAATTGCGGCATTAATCACTTCTTGACTACTAGAAGAACTGGTGATGTTTGCCAAATTCAGGAATAAGTTTACTTTATCCCTAGCCTGCTCAAATGTTAGTCTTGGCGGATTATTGATCACCAACTTGACTAAATCTGAGTACCAGTATCGGGGCGATCGCAAAGTCAACCCCGCATCAATAACTTTCTCGCGCCACCCATCTTCGGGCAGGATTTCTTGGTCTTCTTTCCCCAAATACCAATGTTTGCTAACTTGGGGCATCCAAGACCCCATATTCGCATCACAATACCTTAACCCTTTCACATCCATGAAATCATATCCCATCGCCTTGATTTCTCTAAGAAACGACAATTCAGAAACCCCAGCAATATAAGGATGGCAGATGGGAAGAGTTAAAACTCCGTAGTCCTTTGCCAACTGCAAAGTTTTGAGGTGCTGTTTAACCGTAAACCGTTCAATAGGCGGTTCATTTCCAGTGATGCCCAAGACAAGGGCAAAATTGGGAATTTTGGCAAGCCTCGACATAATGCGATCACTAATTGTCCATTTGCTGACACAAGTAATGAGCTTGGCGATAGGCGAAACTTTCTCAACCCAATGCCACAAATACTCATCAAGTACTGGGAAAAATGGATCTGTGATGGCTGTGAATCCAACGATATCCCCAGCCAGGATACCCCACGGAAAACTATAAAAACGTTCTTGCTCTTGGGGATTGTCCTTAATGAAGGGAGAAACATTAACAAAGCTACAAGCCTTGTTAATGCCCGCAATTGGGTTCTTATTCCACACCTCCCGACGGGTGTCATGCTCTGTTATAAAGCAATATTTGCAAGCCACGGGGCAAGCAGATTTGCCGACTTCAAAACGGAAGGATTGCATCTAATATCTCCGAAAATACTGAATCTTGATCAAGTTCACCATTGATGGTGATTAATTTGTTTTTTTGTTGCCAAAACTCTAGTAACGGAGGAAGGCGATCGCTCTCTAGCAATAGTCTTTCCGCGCTACTTAGTTCATCTCCTCTAGCTCGAATTTGACAACGTAATACTGCAATATTTGGGGAAATTTTAAGATAGATAACAAAATCTACCTCTTGAACGACTTTGGCTTGATTGATATTGCGAGGAAAGCCATCGATTATCCAAGAATTTTTAGCACATATTGGCTTGGCTATTTCAATGGCGATCGCGTCTGGCAACGGAAGCCAAGTTTTACTATCGCCCCAATACGAACTAATTCTTTGGCTGAGTTCGGTTTTATTTTGAAATTCCGCTCTCACTAAATCCCCCATACTATAATGGAGGACTGTATAAAACTCAGATAGATTCTTACCCTGAGTGCTTTTTCCAGCACTGGGAAGACCTAAGAGAACTATCTTCATTTGTTTTTTGTAGTTAAACTAGCAACGGCGCTAGCGACCTCTGGATTTTTTGAAATCGTTTCCTTGTCTCCCTGACATTGACTACATCCGCAATCAGCACCGTGATCTTGCACGTTTGCGATCGCTTCACAAACCTGCTTAATTTGATTAACTTCTTTTGACATTAGCTATCTCCAAAATTTGTACAGGACTCATACCCACTGTTACTTGTAGTTCGGGAGGCAAGACATCCTGAAACATCGACAAAAAACAGTAGGCGCATTTTAAGCATTTATTCTTAGGGATATACTCACTCCAAACCATCCAGCTATTGACTGCATATAAATCATTGGCTAGCCCAAAGCGCGGGTGTAGCCGAATGTTAGAATTTTCACCTGGTGGAATTGCGGGGTCTGTTGCTAGCATTCCCCCGGTGATAAACCGAGCAAAGCTCATCTCGCCCCAAGAGGGCATTTTGTTATCCCAAGTGCGAATATTGATGTAAGGCATCCCCATGTCGGGAGCTTTTGGGCAGTTTGTGCAGCACAAGCTACACTGCGATCGCACTTCTACCGCGCATTTTTGATATCTTTCTGATGCTGTATGCACTTCAACTTGAAAGCCCAAATAACGCAGCAATTCCACACTATGCGGAACTGGCTGCACAAATTGAGCAGTTCCTGCACAAGAATCAGAAATAGGACAAGAATTGCAATCAACAAAGTTTGGCGCGTTGTAATACGGCGAGAGCGATCGCTTTTTTTCTGACAACGCCGTAACCGCGCACTGGGTTCTAGTCCAATATGGGACTTTTAGCCATTGGGCTAATTCCCGCATATATCCTGATGTTGCCTGCGGGGTAATTTTGAGTGTTCGCATCCACTCTTGGTTGTCAGGTGCAGAGATACCCTGCATCCCAGCGTCTCTAACAACTTGTTCATCACCACGGAAGCCACTTGAGACAACCGCGTGGCATCCCGCATCAACCGAACGTGTAAACATCTCTTTGATAACCCGTGGATCATCGTTGAGAGTGTGAATAATTGGGCGAATATAGGCGATCGCCTTTGCTCCCGACTCACGCGCAGCACTCAAAGTCTTGTACCTTGATTCAGTTGGTGCTGGCTCCATCTCCTTGGGAAGGTGGGAGATGGAAGCAAATACAAACAAGTTTAAATTAGCTGCCCAATATTTCAAGCGCTCTCGCCACCAAGGGCTAGACAAATCGCCTTTGGTAATCAGGGCAACTGGCCCCGTATGGTGATCGCTCACCAATTGATTCAATTTAGCTGCTGTACTTTCCCTCAAAATAGAGGGATCAGCCAAATTATTTACACTGACGGGCAAATCTCTGAGCAATCTTAGCCATTCTTCCTGCATAATTTAAAAGACTCCTTTGGATATACAAGACAATGTGGGTCGCTGAAGGGGATGAACGGATTGTGCAGGCTCTCAACCACCAATCCCTCATTCCCTGATTTAAATGTGTGGAGTATCCCCCTTGGCATCCACACCCGGATACCGGGATGGAGAGGATAATGCAGAATATTTTTGTCTCTATAACAGACAAACTCGCCACTACCTTCAAGGACAGTTACTCTGCGATCGCTCTTGGGATGAGTGTGGAGGCGATTATCTTCTGTCGATTCCGGGGGGAATCGGACAATTAGCTGGCCCAACTCTCCCCACACTGCCTTGATTAGCAGGGCTTCCATGTATTCTTCGTAGGCTACCCAATCGCCTTGAGGGATTGGCGCACAAGAAAGTTCAACTTTTTCAACGCCGCCACGCTTCCAATTTTGACGGCATTGTTCAGCAAAATTAATCAAAATTTACTCCTTTGACCGCAAATGGAATAGATTTTTCTCTATTAATTAAATCCACTCTTATCTCCAAACAAAATAAGTTTTCTTAATATCATCATCACTTCCCTCCACGAATTCTTCTTGTCTCTTGCTTGAGAAGCTGTGCAGACTTAACAACAGCGTCCCGATCACACCTTTTCTGTGCTGCTGCTGAAAACTGCGCCACTGAAGGCGGTTTTGAACTCTTTCTCTAGCATCAATAAGGTTATTTGTATCTTGGTAGTTCATTTCTGCTTCTACTTCAGCAAGTAAATCAGTAAAAAAATCAGACATTACGTACTCCTTCGCTTAATAATTTAAACCCTAACTTCAATCGCTCTTCCCATTTCTTGGTAGCGTGGTTATCCCAGACTGGGTTGCTTTTACTCTTAATCCAGTTTTCGCTTTTGTGACTGCGATCATGGCAAGCTTTACAAAGGGGGAAAACAGTAACACCAGGGCGATCACTCCCATACTTTGTGTGATGAACTTCAGTTGAATTTCGCTTCAGGCAACAACAGCAAAAACCTTTAGTGGACTTATGGGTGATCGCGCACAACTGTTTATATTTTTCTAAATCCCCATAGCGATCGTCCCAGCTTAATCCAATCCCAGTTCTTTTAGTAGATACTCTAGCCCTCGGTCGTTTAGTTGTTTTCCTGTTAGCTCTTCCCACTTTGCCCTTACTTGTTCTCGGTTTGGCAATTGAAGTTGTGCGTTTAGCCATTGTTTGATTTCCTCAAGCCAGTCAGTACTAGGCTGTGGCGATTGTTTTTCCCTCTGTTTTTCGCTCGCCCCTGCCTTAATTTTGGGGATAGCTTCAACAAAAGGCTGTCCAACATTAGGAATACAAACGCAACAACGAGCGTCCTTACCAATCCAATAATTTAAATCACTTTGCAAATCAGGAGCGATCACCTTGAATGGGAAACCTGGGTCTTGCACCCATTTTAAAGCTTCGTTGCCCACAACTAACCGAGTAGCCGAGTTGAGGTCAGACCGACTAAATCCGTTAGTTGTAGACAAAGGAGACTGCCCAATTATTACCAGAGTGAAGTTATAGGCAGCTGCTTCCTTGAGGATGCGTAATGTCATTGAGCGAATCTCAACTGCGTCATCTTTAGGGATTATGTCGCCGTAACCTTTGCCTTCACCCCAGATAGAATCCCACTCGTCAATTATCAAAACGTAGCGTGGGAAATCAGGGTGCGAGATACCCTTCTCTTCAGCCTCAACACACTGCTTTTTCCGAATATCAAGCGCCTTAATAGCTGTCTCCACACCAGCTTTTACCTGCTCAAAGCCAATGAAGCTAGGTTTAATTGTCCATCTGGTTTTTGGGTATTTGGGGTCAATTAGGTTGGTTACGAGCTTGCTACCATTGTGAGCGATCGCCTGATTGAGTAAATCTAGAATGCAGCTAAATAGTGTAGATTTCCCTGATTGCGAACCACCATCAATTTTTAAATGGTGATGCTTGCGGCGATCGGGGTCAATTTCTGCCATCTCTTCAACAAGCGCATAAATCCAATCCATGTTGGCCACAGGGTCGGGTTCTGGCTCGTATTCAACAGATTCAGGAGACGCATTGCTCGATACCCATCCCGGAACAGAGGGGGAAGTGGGGGCATCAACAGTAACAGACGGCAATATCCCTTGTAGCCCAAACATAACAATCCATCTCTGCTGCTCATGCAATGGTTTTTGAGCAATATAAGCTGCTAATTCCCTTTGCGCCTCCATTCGCTGTGTCGCCGTATTAAAAGTTAACTCTGATTTTAGCCCTTCTTTGAGCATCAAATTTTGAGCATCACTCAGTGACTGGTACAAACGTTCTTTTTTCTGACGCAGATAAGCACAACTTGTAAAAGCTGCCCCGCTAGTTACGCCGTAGAGCATTTGCAGGAGTTTTGTTACTTTGTCTTGCTGAGGAATCAACACCGGAGAGAAGGTACAGGCGATCGCCCCTAGCGCCAATCCTCCCATAATTAAGCGTTCGGCGTTGACTTGGCGTTCAATTAAGGTTTGTAATCCCTGAAAAATATTAGTTGACTGCTGCATAAACACCACACACCACGGCGATAATTGCAATTGTCCCAAGGGCGATCGCGGGAGCAAATCCTAAAACCATTTGCCACTGGTCAATATATGAATATCCTTGGTCATAGCGTTTACACCAGTTTTCATATCCAGTTACCAGAATACCGATAAAGCCCAAAACTAAGATTAATAATGCACCACCACGAGCTATTGGGAAAGCAGCGGCGATATAGCCGAATAGTTGAAATAGGGAATACCCAGTGAGCAACATTCCTCCCCAGAATAGTGTTTTCATCAGAAATTAATTATCTCCGCAGCCCGTTGCATCTCAGAGTCAAAGCCAGATAAATTTGCCTTATTTTCAGCAACTCCTAGATGGAATCGGGTGATTGCCTTACTTTGCTGTGCATCGAGTTGCTGCACTTCCCTTTCAATTTTCATCATTGCTTTGGAATGCTCAACTCGAGTTTTGAGAATCGCAACCAAGTTGCCAGCAACGCGTTGTTGATGCCTGGAAAGCTGTGCCAATAACTGAGATTGTGCTTCTGTTCGCCCTGCCATCCCTGAAGCTTCCACTACAGTAGAAGCGTTGGTTTTAGTTGGCAGGACAGCGCGACTTGCTAGAAGGCGTTTTTCATTCCCGACAATCTTTGTGGGGTCAGACCCAGTACCCAAAGATGAGGAGCGATCGCCCCCACCGCCAAAAATACTTAACATTGCCTCTCCTGTTGATGACTAAAATTTGAAATTCCTCGCATCACTGAGAGCGTGACGCAAAATAAACCAAGAAGAATCATAAATGCAGTGATCGCCCCTATCCACTTAGAATCTGCCGTTGTCATTCGCTCCACTTGATTGGTCAATTGCTTCCTGTAATCGCTGGCGTTTACTAGGCTTTGTACGACTTCCATCTGTTCGGGCGTTGTTATTTCTCCCGTAAAAGATAACTGTCCGCTGGGGTGGAGCGTAAATTGGATTGCTTGCTGAGTTTTGACTTGCTCCATAAATTAGAGATGTGGCGACAATTGCGAGTAAAAAGAAATGGGCGATCGCTATCGGTACAAGCCATTTACTAGGCTGCGTTTGTGCCGATACTCGGGAAAATAGCTTGAGCGATTTCGTTACCGAGTTGGCGAAATCCCTCCGGATCTCCCTCGTAATCTTGGGCTAAATCTGCAAAGTATTGTACTGATTGGTTAGGAACGTTTGCCAAAGCATCAAGCATTTTTTGGGCTTGAGCTTGGCTGTATTGCTCTGCTCCCTGTTCAATAGCGTTGGTTAATTCGTTTAGATCAAGAGTTGTTTGGTGAGCAACTTTTTTGATAGCTGCGTCTAAATTGTTGGGAGACTTGGGCGATCGCTTGCTCTTGGCTGTGGCTTTCCCGCTTTTGGATTGAGTAATCTTGCTATTACCGATTAAAGCGTTAGCTAAGTTAACTACCTCTGTATCGCCAATAGCGTCGGGGTCTATCCCTCTACTTTCAACATAATGGCGTAACTCTTCATCTGTTCTACTTACGCCATTAGACTCAAGAATTGCCTTTAATTTTTCCATCTTTGAACCTGAAACTGGTTTGTGTAATTACTTTTTCTACCCAAAGCTGAAGCTCTTTTTCTGAGTAGGCTTTGCGTTTTCGCATGGGGCAACCGATTTCTGTGCCCCATCTGTAAATAGTTGCTCTTGACGGCGTTGGTGTCATGCGTTGCAATGACTCGTACAGTTGCTCACCAGTGCATCTGAGCTTGGGTAAATTTTGCTTAATAAAGGCGTAACGACGAACATCTGATAAGCGAATTGCTCCGTAACGGTTCAGCTTTCTTAACTCGGCATAGGCAGAAACTACGGGCAGTAGCTTCGTGTCAGACTCATCCTTGATCTGCAACCGCCCTTTAATTCGCCGCCAGGTGCGATCACTAAAATCTCCGTAAACTCTTTTGTATTCAAGGGCTAAAACTGAAGAAATAGGACAACCACCTCCTTATTTTCTTAATGGTCATTGGTCATTGGTCATTGGTCATTGGTCAAAATTAGAGAGCTGTCAAGCAATCACAATTATTGAGAATTTGATTGATATGAGGGGCGATCGCCCTTGAATTGCGTTCTCTTAGTCCGGACAAGTCTTGCGGCTTGTCCTTGCCTCTACATACTAAAAAACCCAGACAAGCTGGGCAATTCTCTATGAGACTCTTTATTTAATTGAGAGGTGGGGGCGGCTCTAATCCTGAATCTCGAATAAAAGTTAATAGCTGTACAGTCCTTAACGTAAGGTCGCTAGGCTGCCGCCTGTTACTAGTATTCATAAACCACTGGGCGATCGCGTGGGGCGTAACTCCCAACTCTTGAGCGAATTCCGGGTAAGAGCGATCGCCTATGCAAGCGCGAATGTAGTCAATTCGGTTCATAATAAAATTGCCCTCCATAGGCTGATTCTGTGGTGGGTGGAAACCTAGCAAGCGTCTGATCCACGTTTGCTAGGCAACTGTTTTCGGTGCGATACCGCACCGAAAACCGCGATCGTAATTCTTAATTATTGGGATTATAGCACCGTTATTGTCGGAGTGGTACGATTAAACGGACGCTATTAAAAACAGAGTTATGGTAAAAAAACCACAAACAGCCGAAGAATTACTAGCAGACGAGCAACAACATCCAAATCGCGGCAAAATCAATGGGGAATATGTTGCAGACATCGGTACAACAGAGTTAAGTATTTTTATTGATGGGGATCTGTACAATAAGCTGATTCAAATCCGAGGGGCGATCGGCTTAACTAAGAGTCAGTTAGCGCAAGAGTCAGTTTTTGCCGCGCTTCGTTTTCTGAAGCAATTGACTGGAAACCAAGGTATTACTATCGACTTAAGCGTTGAGGGGAAAAGTAATTTTCGCGGCAACGTTCCTCGATACGCATACGAGCGAGTGTTGAGCTTAGGAGAATTGCATAGGTTAGACAAGCGTCAAGCTACTTATTTAGGTTTGTACTTGTTCGCCAATGATCCAGTAATTCAAGATGAGTACAAACTATTCATTGATAATCGCGCTACCCAGTTGAACTCTAGTGTCGAAGAGGTACAAGAATCTTTGTACGGCTTATCCAAGGCTTTGAGCAGAAAAGAGCGTATTAAATTACTTAGCTCAGGCGACTCATCAGCAAATGAGCCAAAAATGAATATTTGATAAAAAAGCCAGTAACATCACTGGCTTAAGTATCGAATGGATTTATCGCTACAACTATAGCTAATTGTATTATGTCCCCAAGCGATCGCCTGCGCCTCATCCAAATCCAAGAAAAATTCGCCAAACTCGGATGGCTGCCACGCGAAGACGTAATATGGTTGATAGAGATTTTGGAGCAACTATGCAGAACTTGAGGAACAATTGTTCCTGAAAAACGACTGAAAGCCTTATTATTGCGTTAAGAACAATTGTTCTTTAGGGGCGATCGCTCAGGACGGGCCGCGCCAACGCCAACTCCAGGAACAATTGTTCCTGAAGAATCAGAGAAAGTACTGTCTCTACGTTAGAAACACCGTGAAATTGTTTATCATCGCCAATTCTAACCAGCTAATAAACTGCTACTATCACTCTGAATTTAAAACGTCTCGTTTTTGTAACAAAGCTAAATAAATTCCACTTTTCAGACTCAAGAAAACGATAGAATTTCAGTATTGCTACTATTGAGTTTGATGAAGAGACTGCTGAGTAATTCAGAGTTGCAAATTCTTACTGATGAATTTCACGTTTTAGATGGCGAGATTCCCTTACTCATCAAGCTTTTATGGGATATTCGCCATTTTCAGGAAGATTTGCTAGCACTTCCCATACATAAATTAGAGTTGTTAATGCGACAGGTTTGGGAAATTGATCAAGCGATCGCCTTGGAAATCCTAAAGTTAGTATAAAATGAACATAGCTTGTCACAGAAAAACACACGAAGCCGAGACGAACTTTAGGCTTGTGTGTAAATTGTGATGAATGCTTCGTGTGAACTACCCCGCCGTAAGACAGACGGGGCTTCCCAATTCATCGGGAATAGCTTCCAGAACTTCGTAGTACTAAAAAGTCTTAGATTCCCTCCAAGGGCAGGAGTCCTGGTTCCCAAGACCCAAATTTTTCTCTTGCAACATATACCTATTAGCTTGGTTTTCGCTTGCGGCATTGATGGTCAAGACATTAGTTATCTTACCAGAAAATTTTGGGGATTCGTCATACATCCAGTATTTGTTTTTGCGTCAGCAAAAACAAATACGGGATGTATGACGAATCCCCGCTCACAATCCCCACCTTATGAGTACATTGAAGGTGGGGACTTCCGCAACACGTTAACGAAGGTGAAGTATAACTATGTCTTTTTGGGATATTGACGAAATTCAGCAGATTTTTGATGAGACAACAGAGTTGTGTGTCAGTAAGTCTGAAATTAAGCAAATTGGCGATCGCCTACAATCTGAAGGATATAGGCTAATCAAAACTGCGGTTTTTGTCCCTGATTCGTCACCACAGCCTCGTACTAGTTTTGTTCTGGAGATGAGAGAAAAATTACATCCTTTACTGGAAAGTGCGATCACTATCCTTAGAGAATCTTTGGAGCATAATGCTATCGACGAAAGAAAGGTACAAATCGCACTGGAAGTACTGGGAATCGCTTTTACAAGTGGAGTTATAGATTTATGAAAATGGCAAACAGCAATTTAAACGAAAAAACTATTGATGATACCACTTATTGGTACAACGAACTTGGCTATATTCTCCGCACAGAAACCAAATTGGAGCGCACTGGATACTCAGAGGTGAAAGAATCAGATGTGAGCATAATCGCCTAGAATAAATCAACACTTTCTACCTCCACAATGCTCACGATCGCCTCCGCATTCCTCCCCACCAAATCCCTTGGTCATTACCGCGCACATTTGGCGGAAGTTTGCCTTGAGGAAAATAACTACGCGCCTTTGGTGGTGGTGGATTTTGGAGAAACAGAGACAATTACGGTTGAGGCATCTACGGGGGCAATCGCCCTTCCCGCAGGTTGGACAAGTGTAACAGCGATCGCCTGTAACGGACAAACTTTTACCCCAACAAGTACCCCAGAATCGCCTCAATCTGGGGAATTTTTGTACAATCCCTACACCAATACAGTGCAGGTTTATGGTGCGAGTGGGCAAAGTTTCCAAGTTTATGGAGCAACCGAGCAGATTAAATTTGCCCCGCCGTTACTTCCTCCTCCCTACCCACAGCTATTTACTAATCTGCCTCTCAAGGGAACTATTCAAATTAATTGTCAGTTTGAGCAACAACCTAGCGGACAGTTTGAGTTTGAAGTGGCGCTTCCAAAAGGTGTGATACAAGGTATCCTTGCTCCAGGTACAGAAATTGACCTTTACAATGTGCCTTTGAGAATCAATAGCCTGAGAATTACTGAACTACCAAGAAGTATTTACCCAGATGGGCGGTGTATCGTAACCGCGTCACTTGGTGGCAGGTGGGATAATTATTTGAGTGAGCCGTGCTTCTTAAGGGCAGATGGCAAGAATAACTTTCCTAGTAATGTACCTTTCCAAGATCCAGACTGTACTACAGGTAGCACTACAAGCTCAACTAATCCCAATATCTCAACAACTATTCAACAGTTACTAGCTAAAATTGGGATTTCTTACACTGGGCCCAATCTTGCAGTTGTTCCCATCCCTTCTGGAACGTTGGTAGATACTGTGGTGAATCCGGTGCAGTTGATGAGCGATCGCCTCCGGGTTGCAAATTCTTTTATCCGTTGGAGTAACGCGGCTGCTGTTGAGGTGGTTCCCATTAATAGTATGCGGGTGTGGAACTACCAAGAATCAGACATTTTGGAGCAAACGGAGACAAGTTACGAGGCGATCGCCAAGACAAGCAAACGGCGTTTAACTTCCATTGCTAATTACAATCCGCCATCTCCTGATTTGGTGAATTTCCCCAGCACAGTGCAAAGCCCACCAATACCACAGATGGCAAGCGAAGCTGCGACGGCGCTAGCTTTTGAATATCCTAATACCGAATTAACACTAAATCTTCCTGAAACTCAAACCCAGAATTCTTCTCAGCAAGAATTAAATCAAGGGCAATCAACGCCAAGGTATGTGCGCTTACCTAGTAAGCGGGAAGTACGGATTGATGGCGATCCAAACGCTCAGATTCCCCTTGAAGGAGTGGCATTGATTCAGCAAATGAGTTTGATTTTTGATATTGGAGGGCAAACGAAAACCCGTTCAACTACCACGACTGAAGATGGGACGACTACTCAAGTAATTGACGAGATTTGGGGGTTTGCTTGCTATGCTGATCAAATTTACAATACTGAGGATGATAAACTTTATGGAAATCCCAATACTTATTGGGTTTGCTTGAAGCTGACAACCACTACCTATACTTACGATTTAGGAACTGGTTATTTACTCGCTACTTATACTTCTGGTTACAATACTATCCGTTACCGCCAAGAAACAGCTGATAATCCAGAAACTCTGGGATTAGATCCTAGCGATTCTGAGTATAGTCTATACGCCTTTTTTCGCATTCCAGTAATTTCACGAACTAGCTATTATTTACAATTAATGCCCGATTACAATGACGATGGGCAATTTGAATTGGTAAAAGTTTGTAACCGAGATGGCACTAGCTCTGTCCAACCATTAATAAATCCAGATTACGCGCCTCCCTACTATGTAGAGTACGAGCGCACTGAATCAGTAGCTTTTGCCTCTACTCCCAATCCGGATAATGAAGGATTGACGGCGGATTCTGATACTCCATTTGCACCAGATATTGTAGGTGGTGAAGAGTCGCGTTTTGAATCCCTTGTGCAAGTCACGGAAGCGACTTATGAACAAATTTTAACGGGCTTTGATAACGGTATCCCGATTTATAAACAGGGAGCGGAGATTACACCGCAAAAGTGGACGAAATATATTAAGCAATTCAAAGCTCAAGGACAGGCGATCGCCTCTGCCTTAGAGCAAATTTCCGTGGAGGAAGGCACAGGGGAACTACCTGTTGCAACTAGACGAGCGAATCTTTACACCAAAGAGCAACCCGCACCAAGTCCATCTCAAGCAACTCAAATACCCCAGCAGCAATACCGCTACTTCTTGCAAACTGCGGGATACACGGCAGCGAATCCCATACAGGGAACTGAGAATTTCCCGGTGGCCCAAACTTTTCAGCAATCACTGACGGCAGCTAAATGCAAATTAGCGATTGAGAACTGGCGAAATGGATTTACCGAGACATTGCAGATAGCTGGGAATTTACAGATTAGGGATGGCGATCGCTTCAACTATTTGTGCGATGGTGAATATCGCCAAAGGGTGGTTTTGGGCGTGCAAACTACATTGAATATCTTGGGCGTGGTTAACGGGATACCCCAAGTAACTGCTAGCACATCGCTGACTCTGGGGCGATGGATGTTACCAGCAGTTAGTTATACTCAAATACCAGTCCTCCCAAAGCCGAAAGCACCAGGATATGACATTACGGTGACAAACGTGATTAGTGCAAATCTGGGATCTACGATAGATTGGACAACAGTTAGAAGTCGGAGAAATCCTTAAGCGGTGATCACATGGCACTTACTTTGACAAAAGTTATTCAGACAGAAGAAAGTTTTACTGTTGGCGAAAACTTGGAAAAATTAATTATTTACACTAAGTCTGAGATAGTGGCAATAATCAATAGACAGCAAGTAGCAATAGTACCTCATCCTTCAAAAGAAAATTTAATTAAAAATAAAATAAAAAATAATCTGCTTAGTTTTGGATGGTACTACTTTCCAGAAAAAGAGCTAGAAGAGATAGAAGAAAAACTTGATGAAATAGCAGATTTTTTCGCTAATGCCGATTCTGGAGAGAAGACAATCGGGGAGGGCGAGGTTAAATCATCTTTAATGATTTTAGTTAAAGACTAAACTAGAGGTAATTATTTATCATACTACAATATAAAATACAGAATGTACACACTAGCTAAAGTTGCTGAACCTTGGGCGAAGCTCTTCCCTACAATTACGGAAAATGACACTAGCCTTAAAGTGACGGTGCGGGGACAGAGTTTTACGATTGCGATACCGAAGAAAGTTAATCAGATCACGTCCAACAGGAATTTATCATACCGATAATGCGGTTTCTACTTGTAATAACTAGCAGCATATAATGTAGCATTTTTGGGAATCCTGGATAATTTTTGAGTTAATGTTTTTTGATATAGTATTTTACCGTCACTTCCAATATTCCATACTTCTATATATGCTACTAAATTACCACCTTTATTAAAATCAGGAATATTTGTTATGTAAATATTATTTTTATTTAAATTATCTTTTTGAATTCGGGTATTTATTAAATTAGTGGTGGGAACCAATGTAGGTCTACTTACATTATTTTCAGTTAAATAAGGTATCTCAACCGGAGTAGTGTAAGAAAAAAGTGTATTATTATTAATTGCTAAATTACCATAACTAAAACCCTGTTCATTTATTTCTTCTAAATGTAAATAAGTATAAATGGAACCTTCGTTCATAATTAATGTTCCATTTACTGAGGCAAAACTTATAAATGGTTTTGTTTCGACACTATTAATAGTTATATTACAAGTAATAGACAGAACTACTTCATCCCCGATATCTTTTGTATATACAATGCTATTTAATACACCTCTATATAAAACATAACCATTACTATTTTTCTTACCGATTAATATTTGTTTATTAACAAATTCACTTTCATTAGGTAAACTTGTTAGCAAATTATAATTAGAATAAGTGGGATTAATTAAATTAGAAATAAATATTGTAATACCAGATGATACATTAAATGATGTATTAGATTCTAATCTTAATATTGAACTATTATTTAATGTAATAATATTATCATTAGAATCTTTATAGTAATATTCAATATTTCTTGAGATACTTATTATTCGTCCAAAGTCTATATTACTATTATTAGGGTGTTGTCTTTTTTTAGAAATGCTTGAATTGTTTTCAGAACTATAAATAATACCTTTTTTAAAACATATTATTGGAAAAATACTAGTATACGTATAGTTTTCTAAAACTATATCATTATTTTCAGTAGTTGTTAAAGTAAAAGAATAATCAAAATTGTCTGTATCTATATTAGAAGTATTTATACTATTTACTGTATTGTTTTGTGTACTTCTACTATCATGAAAACCATAATCAAAAGAATTAAATAAATAACTAACTGAACCAGTTTTAAATTGATCTATATCATAATCTAATGTATAAAAATATGTGGGTGAATTAAAGTTACCCGTGTAATTATAACCTGACACATCGTTACCAGTTCGTATTATTGAACCAGAAGCAAGACTATCAAATGGATATACACCATTATATAAAACATTATTAAATTCTCCTGAAGATGATATTCTATTTACAACAGGAGATAAATTATTACTTTTCCATATACAGGAACCTTTGTAATCAATACTATTATATATTGTTATACCGTCTATATTATTTTGAATAGATGTCAAAATACCGTCTATGTTTTTTTGATGATAACTAAATTTATTTGCGTAATTTAAAATTATAGTTCCAGCATTATCTATATTATTTGAAAACGCCAATCTATATTTACCACCATCATTATGAATATACGATCGAACATAATTACTGCCAAAATTATCAGGTAATGTAATTAAATCAGTTGTAATATTATTAGATGCGTATACTTTATTATTTAGCGAGTAGAGATAATAGAGGTTTGAAATTTTAGTTCTTATACTATCAGTTTTTCTATATTCAATAATTCTCCTTGTAGACTGGACTATGTTTAAAGTCGGTTCCCCCACTAAATACCAATTACCCTTATTAGTCAGGAGGGCGATCGCCTCTCCCGCATCTAAATCCACTAAATAAGTTGCACTAACATCAGCACCATTAATTTTTAAGCTGACGTTTTGCCCCGCGACACCCTTGGGAATACTCATGGGAATCATGTTGGCGATCGTGAATAGGCTTTTAAGCTGGCGATCGGTTATTTCCATAGAAATTGAATTATGTCAATTACTAAACCCCATTTCGTCCACCACAATCTACTTTGCCATTTATCGATTGCGGCTTGTGGGATTGGGGCAAAGTTAGCAAGCGCCAATTTCAAGTAATTAGCATGATTAAATTCATCGCTGACAATTTGAGAAGCGATCGCCCTGAGTGCTAAATCATCACACTTCGTCAACTCTTGATAAAAAGCTGCTGTCGCCTCCTCTAAAACGTACATAAAGGCTAATTTATCTTCCCAAGGGTAATCAAAAGCAGCACGATTCTTGAATAGCAGCCGCGCAGAAATATAACGTTTAGAAATGCCATCAAAGTTCTCAAATAGCCCAGTTAACTGTTCTCCAGGAAACTTGTAGGAATCCCAAGTAACAGATTTAGGGATAGCGGTATTATCTGGGCGATTAACTATAGTTTCTCCTGATGGGCGTGTTACCTCAATCCACCGTCCAGAATTTTCAGTCAAAGAGACGCGATCGCCACACCCATCAGCTAGGGATGCCAACATTTTCCCGTGTTTATTCTCTTCTTTACGGTGAGTTTCAAGCATAGTGGCAAGATTTGGACGATTCTCGGCTAACGCTTGACCTTGTAACTTAAAACAAAATATAGCAATTCCAAATTCAATCTTTGCAAGCAGCCTCAAAAAACGTTGCTTGTCACGCAATCCTAAATAGATCAACAATTTCAGCATTAGCTAAAAGTTTGAGGAACAAATAATCGGGATTGAGGAATGTATTTAAAACAAATAGCTTTAAAACTTCCACTGCTGTTTTTTTTAAATAGTGATAAGTATTTTTGGCTGGGAGTAGGTTGAAAATAGAAGGAACTACCACCTACTGGAATGTTGGCTAGCCAAACTCGGTTAGTAAAAGGGGGAGCAGATGGGGGAATGGATGTCCAATAGTGAACTTGTATTATTCCAGTACTACTTGGCGGCCCACTGCTTGTATCAACGAAGAAGCGAATTGGAAAAGACGGGAATTCCAAGAATTGAATATATTTCAGTAATCCAGAAGGGCACTGATTACAACTACTTAGAACTGGAATTGGACTAGCTTCTCTATATAACGAATCTCGCCACATTAGCTTCTGGTAATTTGTAGTTTTATATTAATTGAAGCAGATGATAGAGTGCGAGAGGAAGCAGACGTATTTAATACTAATATTCCAGTTAAAGCGTTCAACGTCGCTTCACACACATACTTCAAATTTAGTGTATTTACACTAAATAGATTTCTACCTGAAACCGTCAGCGCATTAGCAAAAGTAATCGAGCCGATATAGCTGTTTGCTTCGGTGTCAGACAAGGTTAGCGCTGAAAGGCTGGTGGCATTAATGCCTGAAGCGGCTGGAGTAATCGAAAACAGCAGCAGACTCAGAGTATCTGCCGCTAATACGGTATTGTTGATCTGAAGCGCCGCACCAGCGATCGCCCCTCCCCAACCGACGTTTGCAGCGACTGAGGCGAAGCTGAAATAACTGCCAACGATTTGTCCGTTGGCGTAAGTCCCCGAAATACCAGTTTGAGCAACATTGATTACATTGTCATCAAACCGCACTAAGGGATAATTTATATTATTTGAATCTTGCAGCACTCCCGACTTTTGTTGAGCGCCATTGAAGTCTGGAATCAGAATCGAACTAGGGGTTGGCATTAATTAACTACGCTCCGCGATAGAAATTGAAATATGAGCCACTTGATTTGGTACTGATTGCAAAGGATCAAAATAGCATGGTAATCCAAATAATCCAACGGCTCTCACAGTTTTAACTGTTAAAGCTTGGGCAAATAGCTTTTCGCCCGACAGCAGAATTAACTTATTAAGTTGAGGGGAATAAACATCTTGATAATTGGCAGGGATTTGTTTTCCCGGAATTAACGTAATAAAAGTATTATCAGTTTTTTGTCTACTTAAAAATATTTGAATTGCTTGTGCTACTACTGGAGAAATGGTAACAAGTAATGCGATCGCCGTTGCTCCTGTAGGTACTTGGTAGATTTGAGTTCGAGTGTTATTGATTGGAAGCGAAACGCTGTTTAAGTTTGTTGGCATTAGCTAAATATTAAAGCATTAATAAAACTATCTTCCTGCGATTCAATGTAAACATTCTTATCAAATATAGCCGCAAAGTTACCAGTAAACTCAAATATGCAAGGTGGTGATGCGTGGGAAATGCTAGTTATTTCATTCCCATCATAAACAAAACTATAAGCCACACGGTAGCTAGTGGACGGAAAATTACCTGTAATTGCAGAGGCGATCGCTCCTGTCAAGGGTGAAAACAACGAAAAATCGCTATCAGCAGTAGGAAGCGTAGCAACTACACCTGTTGTCCAATTAGAAATAGTAAATTGTTGTGTAGTATTTGGTACAACAGTAAAGCCGGAGAACTTGCGGATCTCTAGGGTATCTTGTCGTTGCAGATAAATATTAACGCCAAAGGGGTTGAACGAGCCTTTGCTATTATTGGCGATTACGTCTGGGTAGTCAGCGCGGATGGTTCCTGTTCCAGTCGCCGTACAAGGATAGGAAAGAGTTAGGGTGACTCCGTTGGTGATGGCAACATAGCTACTCCATGCGCCTGCTAGACTTTCACCAGATACCGTAGAGACGATTGCCCTAATCGCTTCACTCGCTGATGGGGTGTAAGTAGATGGTTCCGTGAATACCGCCGCGTTGCCGTTGATAATAACTTGCTGTCCTGCGGTGTTGGCTTGCAATCCCCCAAAAGCCCGTTGGGGCATTAGGGGGAAGTCGTAAGAACCAACTAACGCGTAACCAGCTAAAACATAGTAGCTCAACCCAACGTTCGGGGCTACACGATACCAGTCCGCCTCACCATACACAACCCCAGCAGGTATCAGTTTCCCTAGCGGATTGTAATCACCGGATTGAGCGCGGGTAACTGGGTATGCCCCAAAGATTGAATTGGGCGTAACTTCATTATTGAGTTCGGCTACGGAGAAGAACGGTTTAATTGCCAGGGAGATCGCCTCCCCTGGCTGCAAATCATCAGAGGTGATAAACGGGGCTGTTAGCCTTGGTGTCCACGGGAAAAATGCTCCAAAATTCTGAAAATCCCTGCCACTACTATCTTGGGTTCTCACACTCCCATCGGTTCCGACAAAACCAATAAATTTGACCAGAACTAAGCCACTGAGCAAATCAGGGCTGCGCTGGTTATTGTATTCAAGTTCAATGCCGAATTGCGTCCCTGATGGTAGCGCGTTTGGTAAATCATTATAAATCCAATACTGTGCCTCCCAACTGGGAAGAAACTTACTCAGGGTTTCGCCTGGGTATTTTGGGGTGGGGACTGTGGTAACAGGATTAATTGCAGCGATAGGGCGATCGCTCCCAACTCCCGTACTGGTATCACTCACATAAGTTGATGCGCCGCCAATTCGCACCCACCTACCAAGTGGGTATGGAAGGATTTGGGGTACATCCGAAGGCAAAATAACATCTGGGCTAGCACTTGGCGGACTCGGATCTCGATCCGAGTCGGCACGATATTCAAACCATTTTGAGGTGCTAGTTGCCCATCGTACCTGCCCATCTAGCCTGTCTCCGCCTGTGGGAAAACTCGTTAAATCGGCGACTGAGGGAGCCAAGGATAAATGAGAATCCCTGCTCAGTGCTAGTGTGGTTGGAAGGACGGTTTGCACCGATTGTGGTTGAATCCCTGTTCCGTATTGATAGGCTGGAACACGGGCGATTTGGACATGGGTGGAAGGGTCATTTGTTGCCCCCGCCGAAATCATGAAATACCGGACATCCCACCCCGCAGGCATTGTTGGGATGGTTATGGTGATTTGTTGATTGGTGGTGTAGGCGATCGCCTCTGATACCGCAGGGATGTTAAATCCGGCGCGGTTTTGTAATTGGAATGAGAAATATAAGCTGCCTGCGGTGAGGTTTCCACCACTAGTTACCGCTATTCCAAATTGTGGGCAAGTTTGACCAACTCCGGCGTATTGTGCAAGCATAAAATTTGTTTTTTATTTAGGGATTGAAAATAGCGTTGCTCCCAAAATGATGCAGGCGATCGCTAGATTATTCAAACAACAATTTTTGCATCAAATCTATTAAAAGATAAATTATTTGTTATTGTCTCTATTGCCGAAAAAATGGCAGTAGAGGCAATACCAGCCATGATGTTATATCCAACATCAGTGAAGTGAACCAAATCACTGCTACTGTAGTAAATGCTATTAGTACAAGATGCATATAAACCCATAGGAATATTATCTCCAATGTTGGCCACTGCATCAGCAAAAGTTTTCCAGTTAGTTAATATTAGTTGATTTACTGCAAGCCTATTAGTTTCTTGATTCGCAGGAGTCCCAGTATTCTGCCTTGGTGTTAAAGTACAAATAACTACTTTATATCCTTTCGCTTTTCTTCCTAAACAATAAGTAACTAAATTATTATAAGCTTGGGTAATAGTCGCCCCAAAATATAAATCGTTTATGCCCTCCCAGCAAACTACAATATTATAATTTTTTGATGGATCATAAGCCCCATCAATTTGTGAATTTGCATCTGAAATCATTTGGACAGTAGTTTGTCCAGAAACACCGAAATTAGATGAGATTACACTATATTGAGAATTAATAAGCGATTGAACACAATTTATGGAATAAGGCTGAGAACCGCCAACTCCAGCAGTTAAAGAATTGCCATCAAATACAATATTTAAAGTGACAAGAGGAGCAAAAACGGTAATAGATATTGATGAAGGATTTGTTAATCCCCCATTATTAATGCAAGAAATTACTGTGGTTCCTACATTATTTGAAGTATAGGTTACTATTACTGAAGAAATTGATGGAGTTAACTGGACATTATTGCTGCTAAAAGTCCCGCCAGCCCCATTATCAGAAAAAGTAAAACTAATTGTATTAGTTAACTCAGTATTGTTGGGTAGTGATAAAGTTAAATTTAAAGATGATCCAACACTAGTACTATTAGCATTTGTAGAAAAATTATACGTTGTTGGAAGTGAAGGAGGTTGGTATGCATAAATTTGACATTCCGCAATAGTCCCATATTGTCCTAAAGGAGGTTTTAATTGAATATATCTTACAGATGACCCACTATTACTAAAAACAATTCCATAATCACCATTGCTATCGGATAATAAAGTTCCTCCTATATTTTCAGAAACAATAGGAGATGATAAATCTGAATTTTGACTCCAATAAACATCAGCATTTTCTATTCTAGTGTCATAGGCATTAGAGATAGAATAGAACCTAGTTTCAAAAACTAAAAAATTAGCTCCTAAATCAACCTGCCAAGTAGACCTAACTGTATCAGTATTACCACTCCAAAAAGTAGCATAATTTCCATCTATTGCTTTATCTGGAGTATAACTACTACTATAAGAATCACTAGCAGACGCTACCCCTATTAAAGCAATATTGACGGCAACATATAAAGGCTGTGTACTGGAAGTAGAGGGATCTGTAATAGTTAACTCAGAACTTATAGAGCCAATAGAAACAGTAATAGTAGCACTAGTATTAGTAGTAATATTTTGTGCTGTAATCATGTTTCCACTTTTACCAGTTAAGGTAAAAACTGGATTAGTTAAAAGCCAAAAAGTGCCTACACCTGTTAAGGTAATGACATTTCCAGAAGTATTGGCAATTACATAAGATTTGTTTAGAGAAAAAGTCATTAGTAATTAATTAACTCCGCAGCTAATGATATCTGGGTATTAGATTGATCTATTCTTCTGATACCTATTTGAGAAGCATTAGTAATGCCAGTAATTGTTTTTGCTGATTGTGCGGGAATTGGAAATGCACTTCCCACCCCTAATCGCTGATATTCAATATCAACGCTGGTATTATTAGCTAAAATTATTTGCTTACATTGGGTGCTAGGAAAAACATTGAAATTAGTACCAGTAGCATTTGTTTGAATTGATGCAATGCTTACTGAATAATTGGTTTCCAACGAACCAGAAACTTGAACTGTCCCATCAAGGGCAACCGCGATCGCCACTAAGTTTCCATTTTCATCAATCCCTCCCATTAATCTTGGGCTACTCATAAATTAAACCCTGCCTTTTTTAATTGCTCAAATCCTTGTTGTTCTTCAAACATTTTTAAATCATGCTCACGCTGCAATTCTTCTAGAGCTTCTTTTCCACGCAAGCGATCGCCTACCTGTTTAGCTAATGCTGCTAATTGCGAGGGCGATCGCTCCTTACATAACCACTCAATTTGCCCAGGATTGGGCAGTAGTAGTAGTTCAGCCAACACATCAATCTCAAATTCCCCCGAAGTAATCCTAACTTCCTTTCTTCCACTTCCGACTTCCGACTTCTCATAGTCATACCCCATCAGTAATTCCAGTCCTGAAATCCAAAATTCCCCTCGACTTTCAGCAGCCACAAAGAAACTATGGCGAGATGCGGGAGATAGAGATGATGGATCGAAGTTTGGTAAGAGGCGTTCGCCCTTGGCGTGCTGGAGGCAATCGCCTATCTTCTGGTAATACTTTGCAAAGTTCTCAAACAGTAAGCTGTCGGTTTCTACAAGGTGATGGTGCGGGAGTGATCGCACTCGATTCAGGAGTTCTAGGTGATACGCACGGGCGATCGGTGCTAATTCCAAGCTGGGTGCGCCAACCAAGAAAAAGTCATCATGAGTATCTAATCGCCAAAAATTTAGCACGCTAACTGCTCTGTGGTGTAATACATTTGATAGCCCAATCCAGTGCCGTCGTTGGGGTCGGGAAGGACGCGTAATTTAACTTCCCTTTTTGGATCTGTTCCCAACTGTCCTGCGGGAAGTCTTGAACAGTTATTAGCTTGAAAGCCTGCAAAGTTACCGTTAAAATCAACACCCATCGCCTTTACTGTGACTACATCCAAGAGTTGGGATGTAATAATTGTGGCTTGGCTAAAGACGCAAGGAACCCAGCCGCGAATTGTGGCGTTAGATGCTGCCAAACTCTCACTGAGAGTAACAGCTAAATGTGCGCCGATAGTAATTTGATCGCCCGTTGGAGCGGAAGTTACGATCGCCACTTGTCGAGCCAATTTTGTTTCTGGGTCAATGTAGTAAATTTCAGGATTAGCGTTTGCAGTTTGGGCTACCACTTCGTATCCCGCTTGCCCCGTAGCTCTAGGGGCGATCGCTGCCGAGTTCATGACAGCTTCAAAATAAACGAATCCATTGACGTTGCTAGCAGATGCTAGTATGCGCCCGTGAGTAAAGGTATCAATCTCCGGCGCACCAACCGAAAATTCCAGCGATATCTCTGGTTTGAATCCTTGGATGTAGGTAAAAGCAGTAACATCCTCACCTTGACAGGTGACATCCCCTAACTCTTTTAAATCTTCGTTTTGGGAAATCGTCAGTGTTGTAGGTGCAACAATGATTGGGAAAGGAAACAACACAGGACTGCCAGAGATGATCGCCTGTCTTGAAAGTGAAATACGAGAAACGGTTCTTAATCCATACTTGGAATCTACAGACATATTACTTAACCAATACGCAGGGAACAGTTAAACTGACAACATAAAAATAAATACCACTGTCGTTTTTCGCAAAGCGATCGCTCTCTAAATAAGCTTCTCCAATTGCACCATTGACGCATGGGTGGAATCCCATTAATAAATTTTCTATATCTTCAACTAGGGCGATCGCCTTATTTTCATTTCTAAAATCCTTAATTTCAACTGATACTTGAAAAGTCCGATTGCAAGGTTGAAATCCGACCGATTCAACAGTATCCGGTGGCGTGAAAGTGGCAGACGTATAACCAATTCTTAAGGTGTAATCACTGGTGATTTGAGCAGCACTTCCAGCTTTTCCGTCACTGTCATCAACTACTATCCGCGCTCGATCAGATAAGGGTTGGAGTTGGGAGGCGATCGCTTGTTTGATTTCGATCAGCATTACATTATGTCTTTTAACTTCTTCATTTCATCTCTTACAGCTTCCTGAATTTGTTTAAGTGCTAAAGGAGAAATATCCTGACTAGGTGAATAACTATGTCCTATATAACCAGATATAAGATTGGGAGAATCATTATAACAACGGTTAATTATTTCTAGTGCTTGAACAACATTAGATAGTGTCTGTGGGGTAGCATTTAAGGTAATGAGCCTTTCTAGTAACTCCCTTAAATATTTTTCAGCATCAACGGTCTCTCTAATGATTTCTTCGTTATTTGGCTGCATATACTTCAAGGATTTGAGCATTGATTTAATTCAAGTGAAAGGCGATCATCTAAAAAACAATTGAAAATTACAAAACCCCAGCAAGGGATAATTGCAAGCGATATCCTTCTAATTTCCAAAGTTGTTTAGCAGCACTCTCTCTAGCAAATCGCCTACCAATTTCCAAATCAAAATTAGCCGGATCTACACAAGCACCACTGCCAGTCACAACAAAACCAGATTCTAGCTTGTAACTAACAATCAACTCCTTTCCCCAAAAAATATGTTCTTGACTCTCGGCGGCATTTAATAGTGCATCAATCTGCTCTTGAGTTACTGTATTTTCGTTAGGCATATTATTAGTAGAACCTCATTGAATTTTCAAAACTTTTCACGACCACTGCCACGCGCCAACAACATCAATACAGTCTCAATCTATGTTCTGTAAACCTCGGTCGTTCCTCGCTGGGAATATAGGAAGCAGACCAATCATTTAGGGTAAAACCTCGGTCATCAATTAACGCGTTTGTCGCCGTCCTTTGAGCGATCGCCACCCCATCGTCAGTAAGCAAAAGCATTGTCCCCTTGCCAATATCTTTGAGACGGGCGATCGCATTTTCGTATCGCTTGGCATATTGCTCAGGGGCGTTGTCCTGAGCAAGTCTATACCAAGCAATGTCAATGCAATAGGTTTTGAGAATAGTGGGGAACGGATTGACAGGAACGTTGTAACGTGTGGCTAGGTAAGAATCGATTTCACCGGAGGCGGTGTCAAGCATTGCTGAGAGGCGATCGCTATTAACCGTGGTTGCAGATGGATCGTCAAGATTCGTCAGTTCTATAGTCTCATTTGTTCCTATCTGATTCTGAAAATCGTCAGGAGTCGCGTACTGCATACTATTTAAGAATTATGGTTGCCCTTTTAATCGCGCCTAATTCCAAAAGTTCCTTTGCTTGGGATTCTTCAAGTTCTAAAGTGTCTCCGATTTCATAGGGTTGATTGTTGTGGTTAATTCTCTTTATTACCTCGTAAGTAGCCGTAGTAGGCGTGGGTACTGTTGCCATAAATTCTCCTAGATTACGTTTTGAAACAGGAATCCTGCGCCATCAAAGGTGATCACCGGATCTCTCTCCGCTTTGATCGGGAAGTACCAAGTTTCCTCGTTTTCACCCCAATAGGCAGGGAGGGCGATCGGGAAACCTTTTAATGTGTAGGTATAACCAAAGCTAGGGGTGATCATATTTGGCGCAGGGCTAGCGTTTACATACCCCAGCCAAAACTCATCCGCCAAAATATCAACCTTGTTGCCCGACGCTGGATCTATAACAAGAGCAGTTGCAATGCCCAATGTTTCTAAGTTGAAATACCGCTTGAGCATATCAAGCGTTAGGGAATTGTCATTGGTGTACTTGAACTGATCCCTAATCTCAGGATGCACATCAAGGGCATTAAAAACACCAGCGCTAAAGATTGCCGTATTTGGATACTTCCCGATCGCCTGTCGGATTTTTTCTTTGCCCGCGAGGACTGCTGTTTTTGGGGAGGAGGAAGCACTCAACCATTGGGAAGTCCCACTCAAAACTACTTGGAAATCACTTGTATACTGAGTTGGATCGCTAAGTAACGTTAATTGGTCATACTCAAGCCGCAAATCGATTGTTTGCTTGGCCAAATCAACCGTCATTAGCTGCAAATCAATTGGCACTTGATTAGCTTGTACCTCCTCTAAAAATTCAATCGGTAACATCCCCTCAATCTTGTCTTGGTAGAGGGTATAGCGATCGCTGTCATAGGTTAAAGCGCGGCGTTTAGTACGAGCGCCTGGGGCACGGCGAGTATCAATTAGTGCAAAGGCATCATCCCCGAATCTAATAATCCTTCCCGATCGCACATTAACAGGAACAATGGGAAATGCTAAATTCCCAACAAAATCGCCTTGAGAGGGCCCTAGTTGTACCTGCTTAGTAAGAATCGGGTCGATGACCCGTGCCTGATCTAGATTTAAAATTGCCATTTATTTAATAAGGAAGAAGGAAGGAGATAGAGGGAAGAAGGATGAGTGGACGGGAAGAAGGATGAGTGGGCGGGAAGAAGGATGAGTGGACGGGAAAAAGGGAGGAGTAGGAAACAAGTTTAGAGGTAGAGTTAAGTTTTTCAACCTTCTTCCTCCTTCCTTCTTCCCTCTTCCTCTACCTAGAATTTCCCTTCTCTAGTAATAAAAATTTCAATAACGTTACCAGTAGTTCCCGCGACTTTGGCCCGGGCAAAAATAAATTGTCCTGTGGTAGTTGCGGTAATTAATTGGCCAGAGGCGTTGGGAGTTAAAGGATCGCCAATCGCCACTGTCCCACCGATTTGAGCAATAGTTGTTCCAGAGGTGGCGATCGCCACTGGGGTCGTATCAGCTGCTGCATACCGAGAGATTCCGTATACAGCAACACCTGCTGTACTAACTTGAGCGCCTGCGAAATTAACCGCTAGATTTGCACCAACTGCCCCAGACGCGGTAATTACATCATTTTGGTGAGGCTCTCGAGTGATGAAAATCTCAATGAATTGGCCCGCCCCCGATGCCGCTTGTTTGGCACGGGCAAACACTGACTCACCCGACTTAGCTACGACAACCTGCCCAGAAGCATCGATTTTGAGTGGATTTCCGACGGCGATCACCCCTCCAGTTCGGGCGACAGTAGTGCCCAAAACGGCAACTGCAAAATATTCACCAATGACACTGATATCACTAGTGGCAATTCCCAAGACTGGAACCCCAAGGGAAGAAATTTGATTGCCAGCATAATCAACAGCCAGTCCCACTGATATCGGGGTCAGCGCCTTGAGGGTGTGATCATCAATTGACTTGGAAGCTACTTGAAATGCAGTTAGTGCCATAAAATAATTTGTAATTTGTAATGGGCTAAACGCCCCGCTATCGCTAACGTAATTAACCCTGACTAGCTGCTTCTACGGCATTGCGCCAATCAGTTGGGTTATTGCGGTCTAGACCCTTGGATTCACAGTAGGCGATCGCCTTGATGTAAATCTTGTTGCTATCGCCATCAACGCTGTATCCGGCGGGGGCGGTGAAATTAGCAGGACTTGGCGCGGTTTCTCTCACCACAATGTCTTCTGAGAAGTTCCAAGCTTTACGGCTAGCGTAATCAGCCATCAATGCTTGACGTGGGGTTTTCTTGCCCAATGATTCAGAAAACTCAACTTCTGTCGTATTGGGAGTGTTGAGTAAAAGGGTTACGGTGTCTTCGCGGCGACCCGAAACCAATTTCCCTTCCTTGACTAAACCCTCAACAAAACTAGAAACTTCTTGGTGTTCTAAAGCCCGTTCGCGGTTTGTTAGCGCCTCCTCACGCGCATTCAAATCAGCTGCTTTTTGAGCTAATTCTTCGCTCATATCACTGGAATCATCCTCATCATCCTCAGAATCACTTGCGAAAACCTTATCTAAAGCCTTCTTCTGCTTGGCATTGGGCATCTTGCCTTTGGAGCAAATATCAGATACTTCTTGAGGCGTTAGCCCAGACTCCTTCGCTATTTCAGCCGGAGTCATGCCCGACTTTTTCCACATTGCCTTGTAATCAGTCATCTCTCCGTTCTCCTCGTACCCCACAACTGGATCATCATCATCGTCGTCATCGTCGTCATCATCGCTGTCTTGCTGTAACTGAGCTACCTGCATCTGCAATTGGAGGATTTGCTGGTTTTTCAATGCGTCACTTGTTGCGGCATCCCGCAACGCGGCAATTTGATCAGCAGGCAATACCCTGTCTGCTGTCTCCGTGTCCTCAGATTCAATCAAATATTCTCGATATCGCTGAAAAAGGTCAGCAGCGATCGCCCAAGGGGATTGCATGGTTGCACCTACATACATATCAAAATTGATTACTCCAACTTCATCGTCAATACTGAATTCATAAGGTTCAAATTCTTGCCAGTCTGCTGGTGGTTCAGGTGGAGGTGCTAATCCCTTGCAAGCTGGAATCGTCTCTCCTAGTCCTGCAATATGGCGTAAGCTCCACTTGCCTTCATAGGGATTGTTTGGACTATTAGGTAAATAAAAACTTGAGCTAAAAGAATGAATTTGTTTGTCACGTAACCATCTAGTGAAATTACGTGATAGCCCGTTGTAACCCGCATAAAGGCAATTGCCTACCAGTTTTAATTTTGCGGGGATACCATGACACAACTCGCTAGGCTCTTCAGATACAGTTTTGTCTGTATAATTCCCTATATCATGTCCAGAATTCTTGCTAACTATTAATGGAGCGCGAAATACTTGGGGATTATAGGTGTCAACGACCTCTTGTAAATTGTCACGAGTGATTGTAGTCGAAACGCCATTTGATGCTGGTCGCGTTCCGGCTAAAAATATCTGTGTCCAATACAAATCAGGATTCGCCAATTTTACTTATTTTAAGATTACAGTTTTGCTTAAAATAAGCTTAAATAGGCTATCTTGAAAAGGATTACTTACTTACCTAACAATGTGTCCATCGCACGCCAAACACAATACCCGCCTTGTGAAACGCTAAGACGGGTAAGGATGCAAAAAAAATTAACACAATCAGATTTATCTATATTAGTGATTCAAAATGGGTACAAAATCACTAATCAATATATTAGTAGATTTGAGTCGGGGCATGATAAACCTTGGCCTGCTGCTAGAAGGGCGATCGCTCAGGCGCTAAAAATGGAAGAATCAGAGTTATTTCCAGACTTCTAACTATGCCTTGCATCCACGAAAGAGACTTATCTGAATTGGCTAATGGACATATACTTGCCCAAAAAGCTAATATTCAAAATCAACGGATTCGGCTTGAGGAAATAAGAGAGGAGTCGAAGCAGATTAAATCGAATCCTGATGCTGACCCCGTACAAGTTGCCGAAAGAGAAGGGGCGATCACTGACCTAGAATATCATCTCAATGGGCGAGTCAAACGTAGCATCCTAGAGCAAGAGTCTGCGGAGTTGGAGAAAACTGGGTTGAACCCAGATAGACTTAAACGGGTTAAAGATGCTTTGAAAGACCCGCAAGATTTAGTCAAAGACCCAGACTTAGGTACATCTGAGGATCGCTCTAAAATCATGGAAGCGCTTTACAAGGATCGTCAACAGTTTGTTTTTGAAGATACTGCCCATGATAAAGACAAGGATGGTAATCCTATTCCTCGCTACGCCTCGGTATTTGGCGCTCCTACAATTAAGAAATTAAAGGAATCAGGAGAGGAGGCGATCACCCAAGATTTGATGTTACGGTCAATCTCAATGGTGATAGGGGGAGAAGCAGCGAAAAACCCCAATGATTATCTTGATACTACGGGAAACGAAGTTAAAAAATCTTTAAGTGATGGTATAGAGCATCACCACATTTACAACAATGTGTACGTTGACAATAATGGGAGAGTCAAGCCCAATTCAGTAAGATTTTTTCGTAATCCCAGTACAGGGGATGTTGAAATGCAGGTAATTCCCGAATACTGGAATAGCGAAAAACATGGGCGCAATACCCAGTTTATTGAACTCATGGATGGGGCGCACTCAGGGGATGATACGGTAACGCACTTGCATTATTACAAGTTTGATGGGGGTGACGATGCCTTTATTAGGCAGAAAATTAAAGATAAGGTAGGGGAGATTATTGGTAGCAATGTTGCCAAAATACCTAAGCTCGAAACTGAACTAAAAGAACTAGGCGATCGCCGTGACAATCCTAAGGCTTATGAAGATAAATTAACTAAAGAAATAGATACTCACAATACAAGGATTGAAGAATTAGACAAAATTGAAGCCAAATACGCTACTCCCAACAAAGCTGGCTCAATGGTCAAAAACAAAGGACTGAGTGATGCCGAAGAGCAGGAGTTAGCTAATGCTAGAAGTGATCGCAATACTGTAAGGAAAGCCCAAGACAAAGTACAAAAGGCTTTAGTTGAACATCGAAGTTTCATCAATATTGAAGCAGATATTAATAAGTGGGAGCATGAAGCAAATATTGCAGAAGCAAAGTCTAAAACTATTAAATTAAATGTAAGATTTCCCACAGATGATTTTGATACCAAAGAAGCAGCTAAAATAGCCAAGTTTCAACTAGAAAGTGACGCTAAAGAGTTGAAAATTAAGGCTAAAAATAGTAAGCAAGTACTACGGGATAAAGGTTCTATTGACCAACAAATTAAGGACAAAACCGCCAAGCTGCAAGAAGCTAAAGACTTGGCATCAATGACCGAGCAACAAGCTTTGTCAATTTATGACAAAAGCAATGGCTACCTTCATTTTGATAAAGGTAGCCAAGAAAGCCAGGATTACTCAAGATCGCGTCCAAAGATGAATACTGAGATTCATAAACTCAACGCGAGGCAAGCGATTGAGGAACTGGAGTCTCAATATGGGGATGACTCAATGAAAATTTTGCAAGAAATTGCTAAGAAAAATTATCAGCGAAACCTGTTTTACAACCTAAAGCCGCTTGTGGATAAAGTCGCAGGAACTCTAGGAGTAGCTTAAATTAAATTCCGGCGCATCCATTTTTAACGTCTGAAACAACATCGAGCGAACCTCTTCATCCATTTCCTCAAGGTCGTCCATGCCAATCCGCAATTCATCGTCATTTTCCGGATTGGGGTAATCAAACTCTACCCCTAACTTTTGCCCAGAATTGTGATGATACCACCATCGACCATTCTGGATTAGTGAAAAAACAACTTCAATGCGATCGCCCAAATAATTGTAGTGAAAACTTCTCATAAATCTACTCCTAAATCCACATTCAAGACTTGCTCCATTTTGCGTAGCGTTTCAAGGGCGATCGCTTCTTCTTTGTCATTCACAAGCTGATACCAGTAGGCACGGCTAATACCTACTGCAACACATACCTGTGTCACCGACATATCAGATTTCTTTAAGGCAGTTGCGATCGCCTCTGAGAGCTTGGGAATCTCAATTTCTTTGCGTTCAATTTTCCGAACTTTCACCCTTACCGCCTCTTGCTACCTTTCTATTATAAGTGCAAAGTGGCGAGTTGACAAGTATAAAATAAACGTTTATATTAGGAGACATGAAGAAGCGCCCCGTCTGGACAACTAAAGCGCTTCTTCTCCAACACTGTGGAGACTTTATTTATTATGACTCAATTTGAAGTTCAATTAGTTAATTCCACCGCGATTCGCCTCATCGGGTTCTCTGGCGACACTTTGCGGGTTATCTTCCGTAGTGGCAGTGCGTATGATTATTCTGGTGTCAGCAGAGAAGTATTTGAGAATTTGGCAAGTGCTGAATCAGTGGGGACTCAGTTCCAATCAATTCGCAATGCCTATGAATTCAATAGATTGGAATCAAATAGAGTCCAAAATTTCTTGATGGCGGTATTAGAAGCGAGTCAGGGCGATCGCCTAATGGTCGCTGACAACTAGCATGGGGTTGCTTTTGCCTTCTCCTTGATTTGGTCAATATCTGAAGGTAAAACAATTTTATACCCTCCAGGGGACTCACGCGAGACTTTACGCATAGTCTCCATATAGTCGTCTAGCACTGGTTCAGACAAGTAATCATTTTTTAGATCCTGGGAAGCATCCAAAGATTCTTTGATCGCTCTCCAGGTTTTTTCTTTTTGCTCATACAGGCGATTATAGTTAGTATCCTTAATATCGCCTTTACTTACTTCACTGATAACTGCATTTAGTTCCTCAGCCGCGTCACGATATTTTACGATCGCGTCCAAAGCTGCTTTATCACGTGGACTGAGTGTTTTAGATTTGAGTTTTTCTAATTCGTCATCTGGCGAAATTTTAACTGGTTTAACAGCCACATCTGCTAACTTGTACTTTAATGCAGGTAATTTTTGTCCTGCGGTATTTTCCTGTAAAAGTTTTTCTAATTCCTGTAATTTGCTTATTGCATTAGCTTTATTTGATACCCCTCTATCTAGCTGCAATGCAGAGACTAGAGAAAGTGCAAAGGGTTTATTTTTATATTTTCTTCTTAATTGCTCAACAGTCGCATTATAGGCGTTGGGTGTTGACAGATTTAATAGTTTTAGCTTGCCAACATCCTCCAATAATCTTTGTGCTTCTGTCGATTTACCACCTTGTATTTGTCCTTTAATATACTGCTGAATATCAGGGTTTTTAATGTCTGGCATGGGGATAAACCTGCCAGTATGGGGGTCGCGCCAACGTCCTTGCTTATCAATTATGTATTCAGCAAATTCTATAAAGACTTCCCACTCCTGAGAGTCGATTACGTCTTCCAGTCTTGCAAAAATAAGGGAGCATAAACAGCTTGTACGACAATCGCACTTCTGTGTAGGGTAAATCACCTCATCAATGGGAACGGTGCCCATAGCGGCGTATTGTGGGCATTGCTGACAATGATAATCGCTCTCCCCTAATACTCTATAAGCCCCATCTAAACCCGATCGCTTCGCCGCAACACCCTCCCCTTTGAAAAAGGATATCTTAGCAGCCTTGGCATACATCCCTGCCCTGACTCTGAATTGAGCAGGTGTAATCACCCCCTTGGTTAAATCGACTGCAAAGTTTCTGAGGTATTTGTATTGGTTCTTCAGTTCCCGCGCCAATACTAGATAATCCTCTTTTTGGATTTGGGATTGTCCGCCCACACCTAAGAGATATTGTTGAGCATGAAGGATTTTGAGAGATTGGGCAAATTGCTCTTGCCATGCTCTCAAGGTAATCTTGCCATCTAAGAGTAAATTACCCAATTGTTGTAAATCTTGGGTAACTTGGGCGATTCTAAGTTGGGTGAGTTGGGCGATCGCCTGTTTGGATAGAAATTTACCAGAGAGGCGATCGCGGTAACGACGCGATTGTGGTTCCCATTGGTAGGCGGGGTTTTGGATGGCGGCGAAATCAAGCATTTAACCAAAATCCCTGCTATTTTACATATTCTGCATTTCTGATTTCAATCGGGTTTCTGTGTTTCAAGTCCTAATGGAAAATCTGTTTTTCCCTTGGGTAGAATTTTCTTTGATTTAGAAGCTTTGGTTTCTTGCTCTTTCAGCTTTTTCAAAATTTCTTGATCGCTTTGATCACTCATAGTTATGCCTCATTTAAATATATTCTAACTACACCATCTTTTTCTTGCTTGTCTAACACTTTAAATTTACTTCCTGGCGCAAATAATACCTCTTGCTCTTCAGGCATTAAAGAAGTCTCTCCAACAGAGCGGCCCCTTTTTGATTGAATTACATATTCAACACGTTTTCTGCCCTTTATAGGCTCGGCAAATCCATCTGCGACTTGTTGGCTTTTGCTAGTACTAACAAAAGCTTTTTCAACAATAGTTTCTCCGGGCTTATATTTATCAATAACATTTTGAGATAATACGGTAGCCCTAAATACAGCTCCTTCATGCACAGGCATATACTCCAGCCCTGCTTTCGCCATTTTTATTTGTAAATCAATATCTCTTTTAGCATTAGTATCCGCCTTATCTTCTCTAAGGTAATCGTTTATTTCTTGATACCTTTCAGATGTGTAATTGGTGACTCCCATTAATTCTTCTTTCTCTGGTGGGGGAGCATTAGGAAAAGTTTTGTAGTAATTATCCACTGCTTCTTCAATGTCTCGTTCGCCACCGAGTTGCCGCGAAAGGAAATCTCTAAATTCCTTTCGCTCAACAGGTGTAGTAGCAAGCGATTTATTTGCATTACTGCTAGCCTTTGGTGCTATTGATGGTTTCTGATCTTCTTCCTCCGCCTTTCCTGTTTGTGGTTTCTGAGATATAGCAGATGCAACTGCGGCTATGGCTGATTTATTTTTTTTCTTATTGTCTTTTGGCGCATTTGTCTTAGAAGTAGTCTTAGGTTTTTGCGATTTTGGGGTAGTTTTAGGCTTTTGCACTTCTGGAGTGTCCGCTTTTCCCTT